AGTCCGAACGACTCGCTTGTATCTTCGAGTCCAAGGTCTGTATTTGTGAATCCAGAACGAGTAGTCTGAGTCGCCGAGATAATCGGTACATTCTGCTCGACCGCCAAACCACGAAGCTCCTCCGCAATCGCCTTAATATATGTGTAACTGTTAACGCTGCCACCTTGTTTAATCCTAGAAGAATTACAAATATTTAAATAGTCAATGTAAACAATATCAGGAACGAAACCCTTCTTGATCTTCAGCTCATTAAACAAATGTCTAAAGTTAGCAGAACCAGCAGTTGCTGTTGGGTACTCTTTGATGATTAGCTTACCGTTTGTTTTACCTCTTACACGTTCGATCTTCTTGTCATAAGCATCCTTAGGAAGCATAGCAAGCTCATCGACTGTTACATTGAGAAGGTTAGCATCAATACGTTCAGCAATCTTCTCTTCCGCCATCTCTAGCGTAATGTAAAGAACATTATTTCCCCTTGTGAGATTTGCTGCTGCACAATGACACATGAACAAAGACTTACCAACACCAGTACCAGCGAGGGCAATATTGAGAGTCTTATTAGGGATGCCGCCTTTTGTAATCTTGTTGAAATACTCAAGGTCGAAAGGAATTCTTTGCTCTTTCTTGTGATAAAAGTCGTAACGTGATTCATAGTCTTCTAAAAAGTCATGGCCTACATTGGTATCAAAAGACACAGCCAGCGCATCTGATAATATTTGCGGTATGGCATTTTTAGTCTTTTCAGTCTTACCATCAAGGATGTTAATGCTACTCATGATAGCATTGTAGATTGCTTTGTCTTGGCAAAACTTCTCTGTTTGATCAAGTAACCATTCGTTGTCCTTAATAGGCTCAGCGTCAAGCTTATTGATCAAAGTCTTTACATTATCAATCTCTTCTTGATTAAGAGGCTCACTCTCAAGATCAATAGCAAGAGCTTTAACTGTAGGTTGCGAGGAATACTTCTTAACATACTCATCGATCAACTTAAATGCTAGCTTGTGCGAACGGTCTTGAAAGTATTCTTGTCTAAGGAAGGGAATTGATTTGCGGAAGTATTGCTCATTGTTAATCAGGTTAGAGAGAATACTTTGTTCAATCATTCGTTGTTTCCGTATTTGTATTCTTTTGCAACAGCTTTTTCAAGCTGCTCCATCACTTCCATTGTATAGTACTTCTCTGGTTCACTATTAATTTGTTTACCAAAAGCAGTCTTACCATCAGGTAACTCATACCGTGTTGATACCTTCTTAAAGATACCGTACTTCTCAGCAATCTCTAAAAGACCATAGTACCGATCGAGTCCTTTGTTGAAAGTAAGTAACACTTCGACTTGACTGTGCTCTTTGGTGAAGCGGGACTTTTGCATTTTAATTTTGATGATGTTACCGACAACATCTCCATCTCCATCTTTTTCCTTTTTCTTTCCGAGAAAAGCAATCGTGCTAGCTGCATATTTGAGACCTGAACCACCACCCATCTCCTTTGTAGGTACATAAGAACCAATGACTTCATACACGTGATTTGTTACTAGCATTGGAATACCAACTTGAGCTAGCTTCAAAGTAAGGACACGGAAAGCTCCCTTAATTAATTGGGACTTCGTCATGTCACGAACATCTTTACCTTCAGTCGAGTCTTCTACTTCTTTAGCAGTTGACAACAGACCGAGACTATCTAGTACCATCAGCATTGGAGGACGAGTGTCCTTAGGTGTCTTCTCATATGACTCAATTACTTTTAGGGCATGAGTACGGAATTTCTGAATAGTATCAGGTTCAGCAATGATCACTCGTTTAGGATCAATTCCACGACTAGACATCATATCACGAGTAACAGCAGCCTCTGTATCATAATATATCACTCCACCGGTCGGATTGTCTTGTAGGAACTGTTTAACCACACCCAGTACGAAGAACGTCTTACCAGTGGCAGACTCACCAGCAAACGCTGTGATCTTGTTGTTAGGAACACCACCGTAGAGACTGCCAGAAAGAACAGCATTCAGTGCATAAGAACCAGTATCGATACAGCCACTAAACTCAGCAGAAGATTCACCATCTCCAAGAATTGAAGTATTGTCATCCTTTAGATCCTTGACCAATGCCTTTAAAAAATCACTCATTCCATTTCCTCATGTTGTATTTGTTTCACGTAGTGCTCGTATAGCTTATTATACGCCACCATAACGTTGTGCGGAACTACTCCACCGTACTGATGTGTAATTTGTTCAATCTCATTTGCAAGAGCTCGAGACAACCTAATCTCTTCTGCTGTACCTCTAGGATGTGTTTCAAAGTCTTTCATTTTATTTTCAATTTTAAATGGAAACTTGTGTGTCTTGCTATTTCATCAAACTGATCAGAAACCAAAGCAATTCCGTTTTTATCGAACATATCAATCCACCACTCTTTATTATGAAGAGTTACATGGTATCCTTCATCAGCAAAATCAGCAATACCGCAAATAAACACACCATCTGGTTTCAAGTTACTTTTCAGGTTATTACAAAATCCAGGAAGCTTGTCTTCGTATAGATGCTCCATTACATCCCAGGCTGTTATGACATCAAACTTAAATGTTTCTTTTGTTTCTTCATCAACAAAATGGAAAGGTTCTGTAATATCAGCATTAAACAAACGCTCAGGGATTCTACCCCAGCTATTCATTCCTTGTTTCTTTTGAGCATCCGATCCGTCAACACCAAATGAATTGTGGCCTTTATTGAACATAGACTCAACTATAGCAGCCCCAGCACAACCCAAATCCAGGTAGTTAATCGCCTTACCTTCATAAAAACTTACAAAGTGGTCACTACCATTGTTATCATGAGCACCACCTTTAGGGACCGTATAATCTAAACTATACAAAGGATGTAAGTGGTCTGTATAAAATCTAATCACGGTTTCCCTTCGTAAATATTTTTCAATTTAGTTCTGAATTGTTTAATCTTCTTATCACGCCCAGGCCAGAGAATGTATTCCCTCTCTGGATTTTTTTCTAGGTTATTCAATAACGGCATGATAGCGGCGTATAGTTTTGCTAATCTATCTTCTAATTCTACAGCAGTTGTAGTAGTCTCGTCAACAGCGGCTTTAAGTTCATTCTCATATTTTCTAAGCTCTTCTTCACTAACAGCTGAAAAGCCAAAGTCATCATCTTCGTTTAAGGTCATATTAGTCTCCGAAAAAGTCGTCTAACGTGGAACTAGCCTTCTCTGTAGTCCAACCCATCACGTTAACAATTGTTCTGATTGGCTCGACGAATGCTTTGTCGAACTGTGTTTCGTAATCGATATACTTCTCAAGTCCAAACTGCTTATGTAAAGGTCCTGTCGTAGCAAACACATTCTCGTGAACAGGATTGGGCATTGTAAGGTAAGCAAACTTAATCTTCTCACCTTCGTAGATTGGACTGACAGTACTATCTAGCTTCTTTGTCTTGACCAAATGATTGTGAACAAGAGCAGCTCGGACGTGGATAGGAACACCAGCCCGGGAAGCTTTCTTGTATCCATTCTTTGAATCGTAGTACTTACTTAGACCACGAACACTACGTGGGAAAGCTACTTCTTCAAAAGGCTTCTTATGGAACTCAACCTTACTTCTTTCGATGTAAGATATTAGTTCTTCTTGTGTACCATTCATAATAACACCAAGAGCTTTCTTAATGTAGTCACGACAAGCAGACGGTGTAGAACTCCTTACAGCTTCAATCCCTTGCATCTTCAGCTTTGGTTCCTTGTAAGCCACACCTTCGTTGTTATATACATTAAGAATGTAATGCTTCTTACCAGTCCAAATACCTTTGTTGGCAATTGCTTCACGTTTCATCTTCATCTTTTGTTGATAGGCATTAACGTGAACAGCAAGCTGGTCATAACACTTGTCGATGAACGGTTCGAACTTTTCCTCACAAGCCTTATCAAGGAAGTTAACAATCTTCTCGTGGTCGGTCTGATCCTTAAACACTGTGTCGACTAACTTCTCAAAACGAATGTACATTGAGTCAGTATCGCAAGCAATCACATAGTCTTCACCAGTCGTCTTGAACAACTTGTTGAGATGTTCATTCATCTTCTTTTCCATCCAGCGAATGGATAACTGGCCAGCCTTTGTAATCGACTCAGCTAGACGAGGATCAAACCAACGGAAGTACACGTTAGACAAAGCACCATAAGCACTGTTCAGTTGGATCTTCTTTGCAAGTTGCATGTTGTGGCAACGAGCAACCTCATTAGCAAGTGCTTCTGTTGGAGTCTTCTCATACTTCTTTTTAGCTTCAATCATTCGCTTCTTCCAAGCAGAACGATCGTTGTACATAGTCTCCATCAGCTTAGGTAAGAATCCTTGGTAGTCACGATCAAACATACAGCCAGTAGGTGTGATTGTTACATTCTGTTGAGTGAGCTGATTACGGATAGACATATCATCAAGGACATTCTCCTCGATGATCATTCCAATTGAGTCCGTTACTTTGTAATCAACCAGAATACCATCGTCATCGAACCGTTCGCTATTTGCAAATCGTGCATACTGGCCAGTCAGAGTCTCAGGACTAATGTTGTATTGCATAATCAAGTGCGGATACAAACTGTTCAAGTCAAAAGAGACAACCCAGTTATGTTTGCCAACTTGTGGATCCTTGACGTAAGCACCTTCAATCTGACGTTGCTTTTCAATCACCTTTGGATTGTCAACCACGATACCCTTCTCGAGTAAGTAGTTGTGGATGATTGTATCCCACATACGCACAGTAGCAAGTGTATCGATGTAGTTCACCTTGCCGTCATATGCAATGGCAAATACCTGCTCGATCAACTTTAGCTTCTGATCCAATCGGTAAACCAAGTCTACGTCTCGGATGTTATAGTTCATGTAGTTGCGGAAGTCACCCTTGTAGAACTCATCGAGAGTCTCGAATCCAAGCTCAGTGTAATCCAACTTACGTTCGCCAAGTTCGACAAACGCAATGTGGTCAAGTTTGAAACTCTCTTGTTGAGAGAATGAAAACTTCTTATACAGTGCCATGTAGTCGAGAATAGTGATACCAACAGGCTGTTCAAGATTGTAAGTCTTACCCATAATCTCAAACTCACGTGAATTCATTATTCCCCAAGGAGACAACTTCTTCACACTGTAATCACCAAGCACACGTCGAATACGGTTAACGATGTACGGCATGTCAAAGAACTCAACGTTCCAGCCAGTAATGATGTCGGGGCTAAACTGCTTTGAGCACCACACCTGGATAAACTGCTCCAGCATGTGAGCTTCACTCTCACAGAAGAAGTACTTGACGTTTGGTAGTTCTGGTTCGTAAGGAAGCAAACCAAAAGAAACTACTTGGTCGTTCTTACGGAGTGTGATAGCGGTGATCTGCTTGTTAGCAGTTTCGATGTCAGGGAAACCGTCGTCAGAGGCGGTCTCAATATCGATTGTAACTACAGAGATCTTTGTAACGTCGTACTGAATCTCACCTTTGTACTTGTCGTTAATGAACGTGTAGCCAAAGTTTGTAAGACCGTAAACAGGAAAGTTGTTAACGTCTTTGTACCTGTTAACATAATCACGAGCCTCACGCATAGACTCAAAGTCGATACGTTTGACTGGTTGACCTTTCAGGGTCTTGTAAGGAGTGTTGTTGTCGTGTGAAGGAACGAAGAGGTATGGCTTATAAGGAATAGAGAGTTGGATCTTCTCTCCGTCTTCAATTCCTCTAAGCAATACCTCGTTGCCGCGAATGTGGATATTCGTGTAAAAATTCATGTAACCCTTTAGATGAAAGAGTATTATACAATGTCAAGCAGTTAAGATCCACTACGATCCTTGAAGTAATCTATATTAAAATACAAAACCTCGGGATATAGTTGTTCGTAAATAGCTTGCTTCATTTGCTGAAAATTTATAGGATTGATAGATGATGTTAACCATTGAATTAATTCATCCTTGGTTATCTCAGGCAAAGGTTTAAAGGTGTTTACATTCAAATTAGAAGTATCTATTGGTTGAATGTATTGGCGTGACTTCACGTAATTATCTGTGCTACCAATAAAGTTATATCGTATTTCGCAAACAACGCCAATAAACTGGTTAACTGTTTTTGTACCAACTTTATCTATTTCAAATTTATAATTAATATTCTGGTTTTTCATAAGCATTATTTAATGGATGAAGCAATTTGAATACCTGATCCAAAGATCCTATTGTAGTTGTTAATTAAGTCAACAGATGGCGTGTATGATGTGACAATCTTGTCTTTTGAAATTACAAACCTACTCTCTTCACTGTACGGAATCCAAGGAAGTAATCCAATACTCATAGAGTTTGGAGCACCTCCTTGGGTTGGCATCATTGCAACTTGAGCTGGATCCTCAATTGTAATAGAGTGAGCACTATTGTCATTGAGACCATCAATAGTTCCAATCAAATCTGTGCCGTTAACCAACTGCACACCCATAATATAAGCCATAATTTTTCCTTAAATTAATACCATCTCATCAAGCTAGGATTGTTAGCTAAATGCCGAGCCCTAGCTTCACCTACTTCAATCATCCAGTCAACAATTTTTTTAAATATTTTCATATTAGACCTCTACGCATTAAAGTTGCCATTCTGCTTTCAAGATCTTTATGATCTACAGCGTCATTTAAATACATTTCTACTTCCGATTGGTATGAAGGAGTAAATGTCTTTTCTACCCAATTCCAAAAATCTGATAATTGGTGCATGTTTCTACCCATATGTCTTTTGAACAAAATAATAGCCAGCACCTTGTGGATGCTGGCTGCTTGGTTTACAGGTTACGTTCGTCTTCTTCGAGAAGAAGTTCACCCATTGGTTTGACCTTTTGCTTTTTAGCTCCGGCCTCTTTTACTTCGATCTTCTTTGGTTTCTTGTGCTCAGGAATAATTCTTTCCAAAAACACTTGAAGCATACCGTTAAACATCTCAGCATTCTTTACTTCGATCTGGTCTTCTAATGCAAATGTACGTGTGAATGCACGGTTTGCAATACCTTTGAACAGAAAGTTATCTTCTTGCTCAGCATTTAGAACATTGCCTTTGATAACCATCTTACCATCAGCAAGCTCAATCTCAATATCTTGCTTAGCAAAACCAGCAACAGCCAACTCAATTACATAAGTTGTGTCACCAGTTTTCTTAATGTTATAAGGTGGATAGTTAGGAATGTTCTTAGTTACATCATCATGAAGTTTTGCAAGACGATTGAATTGATCGTCAAAGCCAACAAAGAATTTATCCATATCCTTAAAATTTTCAAGGCCCTTGAAAGGAGGTATAGAAAAAATAGTAGTCATAATATATCTCCAATTACTTTGGTGTAAACACTTTAGAAACCAATGTTTCTGCTGCAGCACCAGTCACGTCCCAATATGTTTTGGCAACTTGTTTAGTAAACAAAGTCTGTGCATCTACAAATTGTTGGAGAGGTTTTTTTACAGATTCGTCTTGGACGAATTGATTGAGCCAGGAAGTTTTTCCTGATTGAATGGCATCGATAGCCATGTTTGCGTAAAATAGCATAATTGCTCCTTGTTAAGCGAGTTTAAAAAATTACTACCCCGAAGGCGTAGCAGTGAAGGTTTTTTACAAGGTTACCTCCACCTTGTTCCCATCCCGAATGAGATGAGATATTTATATTAATCCATCAAGACATAGTCACTTTTTGACACGCCACATTCAGGACAGTTAACTTCATCAGGCAAACTCAACCAGTCAGCTTCTGACAATGTGTGGCCACAAACAATGCAAACGTAAACCTTTTCAGACATTATAGTGCCTCCAATACTTTTGTGTAAGCAGCAGCATGACGTTCCTCAACCTTCTTCAAAGCTGCAAATCTCTTCTCAGCCAATGCTAAAACTTTCTTGAACTGCTCAGCATGCTCTTTTGATTCAGCAATTTGATCTTGAGCTTCTTTAGCAGCTTGTAATTCACCTTCACGAACAGCAATTGTATGGAAGTCAGGATACATTTCTGTAAACTCATACGTCTCACCATCAATTGCTTTTTGCAAGCATTCCTTCGTTGAAGGCTTACCAATCAATAATTCAAGGTGACCCCAGGCGTGCTTGATCTCTTGATCAGCAGTTTGTTCAAAGTGTTTTGCTACATCTTCAAAACCCTCTTCATGAGCGATCCTTGCAAAGTAGCGATACTTAATGTGAGCCATTGACTCACCTGCCAATGCTTTTTCTAAATTGTGTAACGTTGCAGACATTCTTTTCCTTTCAAAAGTCCATATATTATCTATCGTACAAAAATGAACTTTCTAATTCATTTTCTTTATCACTTTGTTAGACTTCAAGAATCTTCGTAATGTCAAAACCTGTATTATCTTCATGACCATCATAACCACGTGGATTACAAACAATGCGTGTAGTTCCAATTAAGTAATCAAACGCTGAGTGAGTATGACCATGTGTCCAAAGTTTAATCTGAGGATGATTAAGAATAAACTCAGAAAGATCGGAGCTGTATGCCCCATTCATAAGGAATTCTTTGTCATACTGAGGTTTAGTTGACAACTTGCTCGGAGCATGATGTCCAACAACCACAAACTTACCAGTTGGATTAGCTTCGATTGTCTTCTTGATAAACACAAGCATATCTTTATGCTCAACAACAGAACCCATGGCAGAGAATTTACCAGTACGGGTATGGAAGTTACCATCAGCATCTCTATAGTGAACTGGCTCACGAGAATCGTCAATGATTCTGTAGTCGTTCATTATACTACGAATGTGTGCCATAGTCATTGGATCTTCTTTGTTCATATTAGTCCAAAGAGTACCACAAATGAAGGTCACATCGTCGATCATTACTGATTCTTTTTCAAGAATGTGCAAGTTGACCAGGTATCCCAAACGGTCTTTGAGCTTATCGAACGTCTTTGCAAAGTCGCCATGGTAGTGTTCGTGGTTACCCATAATGTAGATTACATTCTTAAAACGAGAACAGCACTCTTGGAAGAATGTGTGAATTCTAGATGAACGATCGAAACGATCTATGATTCCCGTCTCATCACGATTCAATAGGTCTGCAGCAACGCAAATATCACCAGACAACACAAGGACGTCTGCACCGTGGTTGTCAAATGAAATGGGTCCAAACTCTAAGTGGACATCACTGGCTAATTGAATTTTCATGATCGATGTGCAAAAAATACGTCTTTAGTTACTTCCTTGAGAGCTAGATTACCTTTGTATTTCGAAAGGTTATCAACAGCTCTTGCAGGAGTCTCGAATACAGCAACAGTCTTAGGACTTGCTCTTGTAGGCTCATGGATAGAGCGTAGATATGAAAATGCTTGCATGGCATTAGCAAAGCTCTTAAGCTCGCCATTACCATCCTCTAACAACACAAACGATTCATCGGTATACTCACCGATAGCTATAGAGCGGTCTCGTTTAAAAAACAAAACCTCGCTGGGATTCGTCTTGCTGAATTTGTGAGTTAGAATCATAATCAATAAAATCAAGTTGGATGCCTGCTTCTGCAAGCATTATCATTGCTACATCACTATTATCCTGTGGCCTCGCGTCAGAAGTCAACGATACAATTCGTTTAACACCTTTTTGGATAATGGACTTGACACATTCGTTGCAAGGAGGAAGTGTAACATACAAAGTCGAACCACGTGTATCAGCAAAGCAGTTGTCCAGAGCATTGCGCTCTGCGTGGGCAACAAACATCAATTTGGTTGGCCTGTCCTCATACCGGTTTGGCAAATCAAACACTCCACGAGGAAAGCCATTGTAACCAACACTAAGAACTTGTTTGGTCTCATTGACCAACACAGCACCTACTTTAGTTCTTGGATCTTTTGACCATGTTGCTACATGCTGTGCTAGACCTAAAAACCGTTCATCCCAAATATTATTCATTAAAGCTTCCGACCAATATTATATTTTGCAACAAGCTCCCATTCATTTCTGTCTTTGTAAGCTAGGATCTTAATCTGCGACAGTGGTGTGCGAGGCTCTTGCGATTTTTCAATGATTACTATTTTAAGCAATCCCCATTCAGCTAAAAGGTTTACAATTGTGTTACGTCTCCCTACATCTTCTTCAGAGAAGTTGGAAGGCTTACCATCAAGAGCAAACAACTCTTTGAAGTGAACGATATAGTATTTTCCCTGTTTATGTAAGATATGACAAGACTGATAAAGTTTTCGGTCTTTTTTTGATGCCACACCAATTCGAGTCAAGGTCTCTTTGATCTTTAGGAAGTCTTCTTCATTAGGAAGTGTCACCTCTATGAGGTTGTCGATCACATTCATTATTTCCACCCTTAGCAAGTTTATTTTTTATTATAGTTAATTGCTCACCAGACAGTATCGATAACGCTTCTAACGCTTTTTCATTCCCATAACCGTAGTATTGTTTAACGGCTTCTATGTCATTACTGTCTTGTTTCTTCACCCACTTAGCAAAACGCTTAGATGGTCTAACGATATTTAGAAGATAAGAGTATTGTAGCTTGTTGTCCAAGGTTTGGAACCCCGACATTGCATGCGCGTGCATCAGTGTATCAGGGAAGTAAGAAAGTGCTCTATTCACCAGGAAAGGTTGATAACCTTTTTCAGCCAACTCATCGTTGTCTGTTCCGGTCATCATGTCCTTCTTGTTTGAGTTTATTGAGTTTACGTAGTCAAAGGGATTCATTTTATAATTATATCTGCAACACGCTTAGCGGATCCACAAGCCAACGTCCAACCCAACGTCCCGTGGCCACAGTTGAGTACAACGGTGTCGTTAAGACGTTCGATGTAGGGTAGGTTTGAAGGTGTGGTGGGTCTCAGTCCAGACCAGTATAGCGCGTTCGACCATTCGCATCCGTCTCCAAATAGGTCTCTAGCTTTGTTGTGAACGACTTTACAACGTTCAACGTTGACTGAAGAATCCCATCCAGCAAGTTCAGCAGTGCCAGCAATACGCAGCCTATTACCGAAACGAGAAAATACCAGCTTGTTTTCATCATCTGTTAGACTTATAGTAGGTGCCTTTTTACTATCTATAACAGGAACAGTGACGGAACTGCCTTTAGCAGGGTAAATCATCAGCTCTTTACCAAAGTTTGCTTTGACAAACTGGTAACTATAAGAACCCATCGATACTACAAACTGCTTGGATGAGAGAACAAAAGCTGTATCGCTATTGTGTTGGTGGATTTCAACTTGATTATCTTTCAATGCAACAGCAGAACAATCATAGAAGAATCTAACACCATTTGACTCTAAGAAGTGGGCTAAGTTCTTAGTGAATAAGTTACAGTCACCACTTTCATCATTAGGTGCAAATGTTCCCCCAACAATCTCGTCGCCCAGATGAGCAAGAGCTGGTTCCATAACAGCCATCTGATCAAATGAAGTTGTTTCGATAGACAGACCAGCTTGCTTCATTACATCCATTGCATAAAGAGCTTTATTATACTCTTTTTGGTCACGGTAGAAGTGAAGAATGCCTTTTGTGAGATGGTCATACCTTACTTTAGATCTACGTCTAACACGAATCAGCTCTCTACGGGAGTCCATGGCTAGATGGACTAAGTTTGTCGTGTTCTCGTCTGTTCTAGTGCGTGAACAGTTGCGTAACCATTGAGCAATCCATTTGAGTTGGTGCAGGTCAGCCTTTGGTTTGAAGTAAAGAGGACTATCTTTCTTCATCAACCATTTAAGTACTTGCCACTGAGCTCCTGGATTGGCCCAAGGCTCAGCATGTGAGACAGATATCTGTCCACCATTGGCAAAAGAGGTCTCCTCAGCAGCTTCTGGTTGTCTCTCAACAACAGCAACTTCCAGACCTCTTTCCCACAAATAAAAAGCGGTGGTGATACCAATAACACCGCCGCCCAAAACTATAGCATCATATTTCATTTCTATCCCATTAGCATACGAATAAGTCCAATACTATCTATCGTTGTTAGGAGCAGGTAGTTAGCCAGCATCCCAAAAGATTTCCGAGTAAAAGCAGCCCAAGCATAGAGACCACAGCCGAGGATCCATATAGGGTAAAGAGTAAGTAAGGGCGGGTTCGGGACAGTGAGAGCCATGGTAATAGAACACCCAATACTAATGCCCCAAGCAATAAGCTCAATGCAGAAACGAAAACGATTACTATACCAGTCATCTTTGATCCATTTGAACGTGTTTAAAAATATATCATTCATTATAATTGATCTTGTTAATGAAACGTTTCTTTTGTTCGACGTCCCATGCAGCAAGGTAGTTGTTATCTTTATCAAACAACTCCAAGTATTCTTGCTCATTAATTACACGAGTAGATGAAATACTTTCGTCAACATGGTGCTGAGAAAACTCTTCAAAGTCATCGTTACCCAATCTACAAACCACCTCATCAGACGCATGTTCTTCCTCATTGCATTCGACAACATATCGGTGACGGAACACCGAAACAGTCTCAACGAGTACCAACTTCTTACCTGATTTGTTTTTACGTTCTTGAGCACATTTGTTAGTGGCAATCACCGAACCATCTCTAATGTCCCAACTAATCACATCACCCTCACGCCAGTCCTGATCTTTGCAGAAATCTTCAGACAACTGGAGCAGTTGATCTCCATCATCGCCTTCTACGATATCTAATTTGTAAGTAGTATTCAAAACGGAGCCTCTTCTATATTATCAAAACTTGGTTTCATGTGATCTTGCTCTTTGCAATATGTAAATGCAGAGCGAGGTAGAGTTACGACTTCAGGGAAAGGCCAAAACTTATTAGGAATACGAATTCGGTAAGTTCCGTTACCAAAGTTGCAATCCTCATAACCAATAGAACCATCAACGCAAATGACCTTCTTCAAGCCGTAACTATACTTCTTCATTTCCATTCCATATTAACCATGATCTCAGCCATACATGCAGTTGTGTTGATCTCTTGATCAGCAACGAACGCAGCCTTGTGTTGGTAGTTGGCTAATATCATAACCAATTGAGCAACGTTAGCATTGTCTGCAAGTAACATAGATGCATTATCATACAGTCTTCTAAAAAGGACAACTGGGTCAATATCCGTGTTCTCACCAACCCACTTACGAACATTGGTGAAGTCTTTCTTCTTCATGAAGTCTATAAGTGCTTTAAAATTATCTTCTTCAAAGTTGGAAAGAATTCCAGTGTCGATATTACCTGTTGCGCTATAACGTTGTAACTCATTGAGAGTCCTGCGGAAATCGGGGAAGTGTTTCTCAACGACAGCAGCAACAGCTTTAGGAACATGCTCAACATTCTCTCTCTTTAAAATATCAATAGCTCGGTTGAAGAACTTAGCAGCCAGCTTAGGCTTATCATCTTTCGGAATGGTAAACTCAACTACAGAACACCGAGAGTGCAAAGGATCAATGATCTTGTTCTTAAAGTTGCAAGTTAAAATGAACCCACAGTTCTTACTAAACTCTTCCATAAAGTTACGGAGAGCTGGTTGAGTGCTGTTGGGGTTCAAGTAATCAGCTTCATCGAGGATTACATACTTCCGACCACCATGAAACGATACCGACGAAGCGAACGACATAATATCGTTTCTTAGTGTATCAATATTACCATTCAACGATCCATTGATAACAATGTAGTCACTCTCAAGCTCATCTAGCATTGCCCGTGCTACTGTTGTCTTTCCAATACCAGCTCTGCCTGTCAGCAGTAGGTTTGGAACATTCTTATCATCAACGAACTGTTGAAGAGTCTTCTTCAAGTTGATTGGAAGAATCGTATCCGCAATGGTACGTGGTCGATACTTCTCGACCCAAAGGTAGTCTTCACGCAAATTAGCCTCCGAAAGATGAACTAGATTCTGTAGGGATCCAGTATTCTACCTCATCCCCTCGAAAGTACGCTAATCCTCTAGAAGTAATCTTTACGTTATAGTCGCCACTGATAATCTTAATGTTCTCAGCTTTGAACATCATACTGAAGCTATGTTCTGTTGTACCAACCTCGATCTTGAATGTATCGCCAGTTGGGTTCTTAGAGTTCATTGCACCAACATACACTTTACCATCTTCTCCACTAACAGAGAGCTCAGGCATTTGTAGAATGTTGATCGCTTTCAACACACTCGAGAGCACATCAGCAGACATTGTAAACTCAATCTCAGCATCCTCAGGGAACTTGATTGGCTTATCTGGTGGTGTAACAATCATTTCAGGATCGGCGTATGTGTAATTAACGACACGGTTGCCTTCAGAGATAACCAAGAAACTATCACCCATTGCAATATCAGGATCATTGAACATTGACAGAACGCCAATGAACCGTGACAAATCGTAAATCGCATAGGTCTGTGGAAAGACCTCACCCACTGTTGCTCGTGCCATTACCGTTTTATTAGGTGACATGGTAGTGATAACATTACCATTCTTGAACAACAATGAGGGGTTGATAGTAGAAAAGTTCTTCAATACTTGAAGTGTTCTACTTGATAATTTCATTATTTTGCCTTATCTTTCTTTAACTGACCAGAATCAGCTGTCGCAGAAGCACCAATCGATGCTAAGTCAGCCAAACTACCACCAAACACATAGGTTCCTACGTGCTGTGTCTGCATCCATGGGCAGAACCAAACCTTCATACCAGCTTTCTGGACGTTGTAGCAGAACATATAGTCCTCAGACAAGTAACGCTTAGATACTGGATCAATGATACAATCAAAGTATGCCATAATCTCACGTGATCCGTCAAAAGCATCCGTACGAATGTGATCTGGCTTGTAATGCAAGTGTGGAAATACCTCTTTGTATTTGTCAAATGTTTTACGGCGGATCATCATAAAACCAGTACCCATCTCCATCACTTCAACTGGCTCACCAATTGGGATCTCACGTTGACCGCCTTTAGGATTGAACACATAATCACCAACAAACTTCTCTAGCTTGTTTGGATCTTCGTCAGCAATACCTTTATCAACTGCCATCTTGATCTTTTCCCAACTGATACACTTCTTGGGATAAGGAGCACCAATCACATCATAGTCGCTATCATCATCTTGCATTGCAAGCAAAGCTAGCACATCTTGTGGATTGAAACCAATGTCACTGTCAATGAATAACAGATGGGTTGCATCGCTACGCAAGAACTCATCAGCGCAATAGTTACGTGCACGAGTGATCAGCGACTCATTAAACAAGAAATACAGCTGCAAAGGAATTTGATACTTTGCACAGATAGCTGCTAAGTCTGCAACAGCACGTGTATACATTCCCACACAGTTGCCACCATACATCGGTGTTGCAAGGAACAGTTTGCGCTTACGCAAATCCTCAATAGATACTTTCACTTCAAAGGCCATTATTTAACTCCATATTTTTGGTCGTGTTGTTTATTAAGTCCATAGTCACCATCATAACTACTTAACGATTCAGCCTCGAAGCTGAGGTACTGTCCAATCCTAGTCCCCTTCTTAATCCGTGCAACGCCAGTAGTAACATGGAGAACGGCAGCCATAACGCCATGATAACCAGAGTCGTAAAGGCCACTAGTGAGGTAAAGGCCATTACGATTAAGAGTAGAACGTGTAATGACCCAACCAGCTTCGCCATCTCCCACGTGGATGACGTTTTCCATAACGACTTCATATCGTCCTGGTTGGAGCGTATAGTATCCAAGAAAGTCTGTGACAAGTTCGTGGTCTGTCCCTCTGTGTCTTTTGTGTTCATTAGAAATCTCAAAAACATTATCACTGATCTTGAAGATTGATCCCAATCTCAAGTCTACAGCATTTGGTTGTGAGTCGCCTTCTTTAACTTCGGTCAATGCCGACCGGGACGAAGGTCCGAGTACGTGTTTCAATATTTTTCTCCATAGTGTTATCGTCAGCATACATCATTAACATAATGTAGTGAACGGCTTTCAACAAATCCTTACGGTTCTTTCCATCTTTCTTACCGTAACGCATAATATACTTGATAGCAGTATCAGCAGCTGTGGTATCTAAAGTACCACGAGCTTTCCAAACATCAACTACTTGAATACCATCATTAACATAATGCTGACCATAAGTTGAGTCAACATAGTCTTTGATATCTTTAATGTAAAGATCTTCATTATACTTGTACATTATTTTACTTTCTTATTAATAAAAGAGCAATTATACATTGCATCTTTGATTGAGTCAAGATCACACGCATTGTGATCAAAGTTAACTTCATGTTCAAACTTACCTTCCATCAAACCAGATGGCGATTGATCGAAACGAATGTAGTTCAAGCCAGCCCATACTGCCGCACTCGAATCCCAACTAAAGATTGAGTTGTGGAATTCGCTTAGCAAATCAATCTCATTTGGACCATCAACCATTCCCAAACAATGGAATTTATTATGCACATAATCCAATAGACCGCGACGTTTCAACTCTGTCAGAACTTTCCAACGAGAAAGGAATCGTTGCATCTTATAAGCATCACTACGCTTACCACCGTTGAAGGTAGTTTCGTTGATACCACAAGCAATTGGACAAGCAAGAATTGACAAACCAATCAATCCAATATCTGAATTCCTCAAAGCCCATTCCATAGAAGCCAACAGACCTTCCATATCTCCCAACTCACTCTGTGGGCAGAAGAATGTTTTGAAGCCAGCAGCTTTCAATTCGGGTATCATTTCTTTAGCTTTGTCAACTGTCTTCTTCCAATGCTCTTTTGGATAGTCAGTCATTACAATGTAATCAGCTTTAACTTTCTTACCCATTTCAATCAACTTCTCTGATGGGTACATTGGACGTCCGAGCTTGAACATCTCAAAAGCAGAGTTGTCCATAATCTTTGGCTTACCATCATCCAGATCAGCGTAGAACTTAGCGTATACTGGATCAGACTCAACCAAGTGAGCTAGAATCAAATGAGCACCGCTCATAGGTGCAAACACCTCTAAGAACGGTGTTGGTGTAATGTGGCAAAAGTTAATCATAATTTAATTGCTTCCTTGGGAAAGTAAATGCGACAACCATTCTCACCGTCTTCAGATACTTCCACAACATAGTCTCGGTCTGGCCAAGAAGCATATGCACGTGCATATAACTCACGAGCCATCATTTCACAGGACTTGTGGTTCATTTGTAATGTACCATCAGCATAGAAGTTTTCAAGGATTCGTTTCAATTGAATAAACTCAACATCACGGTTGTCGTGGAACACTTCCATCTCTAAACGAAAGTGGAAGATGTGACGATGAGGAACACCAAGGAATGATACATCTAACCAATCTTCGGTTGCTAGCGTTGGGTCAGTATCAGCGCCAGGATAGCGATGAATGCCTTCTTTTTGAAATGTTACCCAAATAAAACTTTTATTTTCCATAGTGTCTCCTTGTGATATTAACTGGAAGTTTATCTTTTACTCCAACCCAAAACCCACTGGTCTTGTTTTTAGCTGTAATGTATTTCTTCATCTCTTCACGATCATACCAAGCCATCCAACCTGTCTCAGTATTAACATGCCAGAACCGATGGTTCTTCTTTTCTTGTTTCATCCATTCTACTGGATCAACATAGAATGCACCAAAGGCATTCATGTTATTCTTGACATCTATACTGTAATGATTGTGCCAAGTAGGTTTCTTAATCCATAGATCTTGACCAGCCACTTGTTCTTCATAACTGGCTTCATTGTCAATTACATCCCATCCCCAACTCTCAACAGCTTCTTTAACAAACATCTCGCCTTCACGGCCTTTGGCACCTGAAGCACCAAAGGCCTGTTCGAGAGTAGGAGTCCATTGACTGGTAAGACGATCACTCATTTTAGCAACCCATTTGAAGTTTAACGTTGTTGAAGAATTCAGCTTTAACTGAATCATTATGGAACAATCCATGTACTACGGATGTTTGTGTTAAGCTAGAGTGTGCTTCCACACCACGGTTCTCCATACAGCCATGCGTTGCTTGAATGTATACAGCAACATTCTCCGTGTCACAGTTCTGCATAATAGCTCTTGAAATTTGGTTGACCAAGTCTTCTTGCAGCTGTCCACGACGAGCACACCATTGTGCAATACGAACATACTTGGACAAACCAATCACACGTCCTGTTGGAATGATACCGATCACAGCAATCCCTCGAACTGGCTGGTGGTGATGTGAGCACATGGATGTGAGCTCAGCACGAACGCAAAGCATTCCTTCAAACCGTTCTGGACCTTCGTTAGGAAATGATGTAGCCTTAGGCTCTTTAGAGTAACGACCCTCCATTAGCTCATGCACATACATTTTAGCAAGACGTCTGCCTGTATCCAAATATTATCGTTAGCAAAGAATCGTACTCCGTTCTTCACTAGTCGATCTCTAATTCTCTTGGAAACGAAATACTCACCTTTATCTAATTCACTCATGTATACTCCATATAAAAAGAAACCTCCCGCGTGTGGAGGTTATTATAAAATAATAAAACTTATTTGTCAAGCATGTTGTTCTTGGTTGTCTTCAATGTGATCAATGATGTTATTAAGATATTTTTTAATCAGTCGGTCCTTGATCAGTTCAGGGACTGTCACGAATGGCCACTCAATCCTGAAAGGACAAGAGCCACTCCACCGACTATTTTCTAAAAAATATTTATAATGCTTGACGTGATTTAAGTTACTTGGATCGAAATTTTCTTTGAGGTAAGTCACCTCTGATAGCTTATAACTCATAATATTTCAACCCCTTAAGCTAATTTCTTAGCGTTGTAGTAGTAAGTTGTAGCTCCGGCAGGAGACATATCCAACTGTTCACGAATGATTGCAATCACGTTGTCCTTAGACAGCTTGATGTTAGCACGGTAGATCTCTACAGCACGGTCTTGCTTAGTAGGACCACCAGTACGGGGACGCTTAGCGGCTACTTTAGTCTTAACAACTTTTGCAGGCTTTGCAGGCTTAGCTGCACGCTCAGCTTCCATAATAGCACGGCCCTTAGCAAGTTTAGCTGCACGCTCTACTTCTTCAGGAAAGCCCTGGTAAGGACCGTCCTCAACCTTACGCTTAGGATTCAATAACCACGCATTGTAGTGGTCAAGTTTACGTTGCATAAAGTCGTTATCGTAGCTGACAGAGTAGGTTTGTTTCATGTTTATTTCCTTAGTTGATATGTCTATTATATCCGCTTTGTCCAAAAAGGTCAACAGTTGTAACTTGTTGATTTTAGGGGACATTACCTCTTCTCCATGCTTACATTTCCCGTGGTATTTGAACCCAGTACACGTGCAGGAATATTGGTTTTCACGAACCGATACCACATAAGTGCTACCTTTGGAACCTTGAACATTGAAATACTTGGTTGAGTCAGAAGTGCTACCTTTGATAATATCAACTTTCTTAATATTCTTAATCGATATAATAGAAACTGGAAAATCTTTATTACCGGTTTCTATAGTAATTGAATTAGCATCAACCCACTTTGGATTATTAACTACAACACCTTCGATAATAGATTCATCAAATGGTTTTGATTCACTAGTATAATAATTAATGTTTCTAAATGAAGCAGTAACTTTAACTATTGAATTTGCAGAAGGAATTTGAATTGTGTTTTCCATAAGGGGATTATAACACAATTCAGACCTTTAGTCAACCTTCTTTGGTGGCTTTGGTGGAAAGTCAGGGAATGCACCCCATGGCTGTCTAAGCTCTTTGCCAAGAGTTGCATGTCCACCTTCGTCGACCCACATTTTCGAAATCACTGTCTTGGCATTACCTTCCTCGATAACATAACGCACAAGGTATTCAGAAGAGTCGTAAGTTCCATCAGGAACCCACTTGTACTGTTTAAACATCAAACAGGTCCTCATTCCACTCACGGTGTCCTTCACGGAACGCCATGTTGGATTGTGTCTCACGAACTTCTACACGGAAGCACCACAGACGATTAGCTTCTGATGGACCCCAGTAGTCAGGAATGTAAACACCGTTAACATATCGGTACAATTGATCAGCAAGGCCTTCACAACCTAACTTAGGAAGGATGGTCAGCTTAGCAATCTTACGACGTTCTAACTCTTTGTATATCTCTAACTCAGGATCATTCTCTGCAACAAGCAATGTATGATCAAACTGATCTTGTAGAACTTCTTTCAGCTCTTTAAGACCACCATAATCAGCCACCCAATTACGAACATCGAGATCATTGGTTCCAAAGTGGAACTTCATGCTGAATGCATAGCCGTGGATTAAGTTGCAGTGTGAATCTGCTTTGAATTGCCTGTATGCTACAGGAAACGCATCAACATATTCCTTTGTTGAAACGTATTTGTATGTAATTGGTTGTAGTTCCATATTATCCCTCTAATGCTACTCGGCGCCATTCGTCGCCAACTTTAATCCAAAGCCTATTATCTTTACCTACTGTCATTGCAACCTTGTGAGTTACTTCACTGTTGTAACCGTTAATGTAATACGATGATGACCCAATACTGAAGTCTTCATAAACAGGCACTGGCTTCGGTGCTTGACCATAAGCTCCTGTGACTTGTATTGTATGTGCATTATCTGGTGGTGCTAGATGGCTAATGTCCTTACTATTGTCAGCAATGTCTTTCACCTGCTTATAGGCAGCAACACCAGCCACAAAAGCGCCAGCAATACCAACGCCTTTCAAAAAATTACGTCTTTGATTCACATTAACTCCTCATAATAAATTTTGTTTGATTAAACGAGCCACTTTTTTATTTCCACCAGCTCCTGAGAACATTCCATATAATAAATCTAAGCCTATATTTTTAATATATTTTTTGAGATTCAAACATTTATCCATCTCTCTTGATAAATCAGGTGTACAATTAAACCTTTTAAATTCAACATCCTGTTCACAATCAAACGAAATATAGAAAAGTGGGTCACCTCTTTTGATTGAAATTTGATCGCATTCCTCATCAACAATAAAAGGACATTCTATTGGTCTAAACCACTTTGATATATTGTATGTTCCAGGAATGATTCTTGTCTTGCGGGCGACATCTCCTTTAGAAAGAAATGCAGAGTAAGCAGTCATATTGACTGATTTTTCAGAAAATAATAATAATCCTGTATTCAAACCTATAAATTTATCTTCTAGACTTCTCACATTGATAAACAAATCGAATTCTCGCTGATTTAATTCTTTTACACGAAGTTCAGTTGGAGTTAATGACATGGTCAAATCGATTGGGGCAAGGATTGCAAAAGTATTCCTGATAGTTTGCTTAAAAGCAGGGCAATTGAAAAAATATTGTGCTGTTCTTTTTGTTTTGACAATGTTCATATTGACAACCTCATCCAGTACCTTTTTATAGACAGGTACTGGCTCTACATACAACAATGACATATCGTCATTACTGATAGGCAAAGGTGTCAGAGGTGCGCAGCTCCAATATACAGTATGCATTAAGTTCCCCACTCATTCTTAAACAGTGGAACTTGCAATCGATCAGAATATCTCCAACCCTTCTTGATAGCAAACTCAGCCACATTACGGCTATTCATATTATAAACTGATTCTACACCACCAACAGGCATAACATAAACAGGACCTACGAATCCAGCTTTACGGTATTCATCAACAGCTTGCTGTGCTTCGTCAATGTCGTCCTGTGATGCAACAACAAACTTCAAGTATGTGTAACCAAGGCTACTATACTCTGCAACAACATCAGGACATATTGCTTCATCCCATTTCTCACCAGATACTGATAGCTTTGGTGATACAGAGAATGTCAGGGTTTCATAACCGCGTTCCATTACCCACTCCATCATCATATATTCATAGAATGCTGGATCAAGTTTTTGTGTGCCGTTTGTTTCAAACGTCAACTCAGCAAGAGCTTGCATGTTTGGATTCTCAAGCAACTCAGGATAAGCACGCTGCCAACCAAGCAATGGCTCACCACCTGTGATCACGAGATGTTCGTCTTCCCACCTCTTGTGCGGAAGCATATCCATAATTGTATTGGCAATCGAATCAGTACTAAGAACAGGACTAAGATGCTTGAAGCGAGGATCCCAACTAGCGTAAGAGTCGCAGCCAGTACTAACAAGTGGAAGGCTGTTGTAACTTCCGATATCATCCACTTTAAGCGCGATAACATTTCGTTCATCACTTAACTCTCCTTTGGGCATTCCAAAGCCCTCACATTTAAAGTTACATCCAAATGTGCGAAGGAACACAGAAGGCACTCCCATGTAACGACCTTCACCTTGGATACTATAAAAAAGTTCTGCTACTTTTAACTTTGCCATTATACTATTTCCTCAACGATACCTAACATCTCTGCAAAAATTAACAACATTCCAGCCACATATAATTGACCAGCTGCTAAAGTAGCTCCAGCAAAAATACGCAATCCACTTTTTACAAGACTAACATAAAAATGTTTCTTGCTTGGGTCTTTAGGTTGTACTTCCATTTTCTTTATTAGCCTTTTCTAAGATACGCTGTACCATACTTGTAGGGACAACTTGTTTTGGTGTGTTCTTAATGATACGGTCATGAGCTTTCTTAGTTCTCATGGCTCTATCCAAATGAATTTTATTTGCCCTCGAAGTATACACCACTCCTTCTAAATGATCAAGCTCGTGTTGGAATATCCGAGCTGTCATCCCGTTAAAGTCTTCAGTGTGTGTCTCACCATCAGGTGTTTGGTAACGAACACGAACACCCATTGGTCTTTTAATCTTTACATAAAGGTTTGGATAAGACAGACAACCTTCAGAGAATGGAAGCATATCACCAACATGGTTAACAACCCTAGGATTGAAACAAACCTTAGTTGGATTAGACCACATTACAAATACGCGATAAGGAAGACCACACTGGTTTGCTGAGAGACCTAGACCTTCACGGTCGACCATTGTCTCAATCAAATTGTTTGCAAGCTCATTTGCATCCATTGGTGGATTAGCAAAGTCCCACTTCTCCATCTTAGTCTTCAACAAAGGATGGTCACTACTTACTAAATCTAAAATCATTATACCTCCGCAATACGTGAGAAGTTCTTATGCTTTTCAAACTTCAACACCTTTTCAAACTTATCCAAGTAAGCATCAGTCTTATGACTAATGACAAACACATTATTACCTTGAGTCAATGCTTGTAGGATTCCAAGCAGTTCATCATTACCAGTATTGTCTAGCGATCCATCAAATACTTCGTCGAGTATAAGAAGATTGGTACTAGCGCTGTTGCGTAACTTAGCAATTGATCTCCAAGTGAACAACAAAGCAAGATCCAATCTTGCCTTTTCACCTTCTGAGAAAGATGCGTAACTGAATTCATCTCTAAACCTCGATTTAATTTTCTCTTCAAAATTCTCATCCAGCTCAAAGTTGACAAAGAAGTCCATTGAAGCCAGATACTTGTTGATCAGTTTATTGATCACAGGAATGTACTGCTTGATGATCTTAGTCTTAATCCCACTATCTTTCAACAGGACAGAAGCAACATCATAAACACTCTTCTCTTCATCAAGCTCAATCTTTGCAAGTCCTAGTGCTTTCTGGTCTTCCAATAGATTTTTAATCTCTGCTGAATTGTTCTCAATGTTCATTGTCTTCTCTTGAAGAGCAGTGACTTCGATCTGCAATTCCTGGATAGCCTCATTGGAAAACCTAGCATTGTTATTGCTAACAGCTACATTCTTGTTTAATTCCACGATAGAATCGTTTATTTCAGCGAACTCCTGCATTGACTCTACAACGATGCCGAGCTCCTCTTGTAGCTTGTTTAAACCTTCCACAAGCTGTGTATGTTGACCTGACTTCTCTTTAATCTTGGTATCTTTAAATTCTTGACTGATATCCTGGTTGCAAGTTGGGCAAGTATCATGAACAGTGAAGAATCCAATCTCTTTCTCTGTCTTTTTCACACGTTCGCCAATCTGTCTCTGCAAAGTTTGCAGTTTAGATTGCTTAGCTGATAACTTATCTTTGCTGATTAGTTTAGTACGGAGCTCTTCAATCTCTTTATTAAACTGCTCTACGTTCTTCTTAATTGAAACAACATCACTGGTTAGTTTGGCAATCTTAGATTGTTTATCCGCAATCAGTTGTGTGTTGTCCACCTTCTGTGCTTCCAAATGCTTCTTGTGGATCTCAATCTTATCGATAACCATTTCCAACTTGTATTTGTTATCTGTGATTGCTGACTTATTAGTTGCAGCCTTGTCTTTTAACAAACTATTCATTACAGAGAAGATCTGAATGTCTAAAAGGTCTTCAATGATCTCTCTACGGTGAGCTGCTGGTAGTTGCATGAAAGGAACAAACGATGCACTTCCAAGAATCACAATCTGATTAAAAGACTTATGGTTTAGTTTGAGAATTGTCTTCTCTAACATATCCTGATAGTCTTTAACATCAGCAGATTGGTTGATCATCTCACCATTATGATAGATCTCAAAGATGTTTGGTTTGATACCTCGTATAACTTTGTACTTCTTCTTACCAACATCAAACTCAACTTCCACTACACAGTTCTTACCGTTAATGGTATTGATCAGTTGAGGTTTATTAATTTTACGGAACGGCTTTCCATACAATACAAAAGACAATGCATCAAGAACGGTACTCTTACCAGCTCCGTTCTGTCCTACAATCAAAGTCGACTTGTGTGTGTTCAAGTTGACTTCCGTAAATGCATTTCCTGTACTTAACAGGTTCATCCATCTCAAAGTCTTAAATTCAATCATTCTATACTTAATGCTTCACTGTAAAGTGTTCTCAACAAGCTCTCTAATCTTGGTTTGTTAACTGTAGAGTCAATCTGGTCAACATACTTACGCAAAATAGTTAAAGTGTCTTCTGCTTGACTAACAATATCATCATCACTCTCCAAATCCAAATGGAAATGATCTTCAACAACTTGAACATCAGACACACCTGACTTCTCAAGTCTGTCAATCAAACTATCAAACCACAAAGTGTTTGTTTTGTTTCTTACAATCACCTTCACATAAGCACCAGCCATGTCGGTCAGGTCCCATGTATTAATATAACCAACCGGTTGGTTCAAGTCATCATAATGCAACTTGTGGAACATCTTAAATGGATTGCTAATGAACTCGAGCTCTCGCGTCTCAGTATCAAAGATATGGAAACCTTTTAAGTCTCCATAGTCAGACCACGTCATCTCATAAGGTGTTCCTGTGTAGGTAACATTCTTAGCGTGGGATTTATGATGGTAGTGACCAGAAACAACCATGTCAAACTTACTGAACAGGTTTGGATCCATTCCGTGATCCATCAACTGTCCTTTGTACATCTCAAATCCAGTTAACTCCAAATGGCCGAAAGCGACTTGAGCTTTCGTAGAATTGACTGCCTCCATCGTATCATTAAAGTTATCATCACAGATCCAAGGAAGTAAGAGCACATTTGTATCTTCCAGTTCCAATTCAGTTGGGTTTGTTACAAGATTGATGTTGTGATACTCACCTAATAACATATCAAGCGAGTTGACTTCATTTGTGTTTTTATAGTAGGCATCATGATTGCCAACAAGCAACCAAGATGAATACTCATTGTTCAACTTCTCAAAGAAGTACTTCTTACAGTGGTTTAGAGTTTGGAAGTTAATATACTTCCGTCTATCAAACACATCACCTAACTGGATCACGTGCAATATATTGTGTTGTTCGAGGTACGGAAAGAAGATCTCTTTATAAAACTTCTCAAAGAATACGGAGAAGTGAGCACTATCATTACGAGCACCAAAGTGCGTATCACCAAGTATTGCTACTTTCAATTACTGTTCCTCTTCAAAAAACTTTTCTAAACCTTGTTTACGTTTAACTCTTTTCTTGTCGAGATTGTCTTCAAATGTTTTAATAAAGTCAAGCATGTTGTCATTACTGGCAGCAATGTTTGGTGAGAAGTCGTTCTCATCCAGTTCATGGTTTTCAGCAGACCCTTCAAACAACATACTGTTTTCATAGGACTTGTGCTTAATGTATAGCTGTTTCTTTTCTCTTTGGATCCTTCGAAGGAAAGCAAAGTAGATGATTTGTGTAAAGTATGCAAAAGGATTGGTTGACTTTTCTGGATCAAAGTTATCAAAGTAGCTGATGCAGTTCTCAATACCATCACTAATCATCTCTTCACGATATGAATAGTTAACAAAGTTAGGTTTTAATGATAGCCGTTTAGCAATCAAAAGAATACAATGACCGACATAGTTTGGAATTGCTGGTTTCGGTTTACCATTAGCTTCTGCTTCCTTAATGTTTTTCTTGTGTTCAATAATAACTTGATACAAATGTTTATTATCAACGTAATGTGTAGCCATAAAATCCTTAATTAACCAACTCAGGTGTCGGCATAGCTTCTAAAAGAGCAGCCAACATTTCATCTCTAGTGATGACAGTAGACTCAACCATATCAGTTAACTGTCTATCAATCATAATATCTAATTCACTTTTAGTCTCAGCCACAGCCTTGACGTAATATTCCTCGAAAGCAGATCTTGGATCAACCATATTGATAATAGTTGTATAGGGGAAGTGTATTTCATCATCACCAGCAAACATCATATATTTGGAAAGGTTAACTGAAGGATATGAAGAGACGTAGTATTTGTAGTTAAGTTGGAGAGGATATTTAAGAACGATACCGTACTCATCCTCTTTTGTTAATTCACCTGCTACCTCAACACCACTAATAAGTTTGATAATTTTAATCATCGTGGCTCCTAAATTTGAACGTTGTAAATCTTATATTCAAACTTCTCTTCATTGTACATCCTGATACGTTCACCAAAATGCTGCAATGTGAAGTTTCTATGGGACTTGTATGATAGGTCATCAGCTACATCATACAAAACTGCACTGGTCTTAATTGAGCTCTTTCTCAATCCACGGCCAATTGATTGTAAAACTTTTACGCGTGACTTACTTGGACTAGCAAATACTACATTATGTAGGTTGCGAATGTTAATACCAGTACTGAATGTTCCTAAAGAGGCAACAATAATTGCATCTGTTTCGGTTTCGATTTGAGCGCGGTAATCATTTCGTACATCACCTTTAACATCGCCATCAACGTAGAACACTTTGCGACCCTTAGCTTTGCTACTGATGTAGTTCTGTAAGGTGGTTCCATGATCGATGTTCTTGAATAGAAGTAATGTATTACCTTTCAATGACAACACAAGGTTCATTAGGAACTTGTTTCGCTTTTCACTTCCAAGAATAAAGTCAATCTCTTCTGGGTAAGTATACTTCTTAGCTTTGTCTCTATCTTCAGCAGTGTGGTTTAGTACAATTGCTTTGATCTTAAAGTCAGCCAAGTGCTGTTGTTCGATCAATTCTGAGGTAGTAGTAACAACTCGTTCAGGACCAAACAAACCTTCTAGCACTAGCTTGTGTGTTTGTGTGCCGTCAAGTGTTCCTGTAAAACCAAATTTATATTCACAATTGGTTAGCTTAGACATGATTCCCGTCAAGCTTTTTGATTTGAACCCGTGCGCCTCATCTCCAATCACAACCTCGAACTTATCAAACCATCCTTTGGGCTGCTTGTAGATAGATTGCCACGTGGTTATAGTAATTGGTTTGTGGTTGATCTTTTCTTGGCCTTCATAGATCTTATGGATCCAAGCTTCCTTTGCACCATACTCAACAAAGTCACTTGTCATCTGATGAACAAGAGTTGTTGTTGGTACCACCACAAGCACACGTCTCTTTAAGTACTTGCATATCAAGTAGATCATAAAAGACTTACCAGAAGCAGTTGGTGAAATCATCAGAGCACGTTTAGATCTCAAAGCATGAATGACAGCTTCTAATTGATAGTCACGAGGTTGCATCGTTAAGGACTTCTCACTTGCAACCCATTCTTGTGCTTCGATCAAAGAGATCTGATTGTCTGCAAAGTCTCTTGGCTCCATGTACTCAACAGAGTAGTTACGTTGCTTTGCAAACTCTTCAACGTATTGTCTCAAGCCAACATACAATGTACGTGACATTGGATTGTATAATCGGATCTTACCATCCCACATTTTGTTTTTGAACATGGGCATGTGCTTTGCACCAGGAACAGAGAACGTAAAGTAATCACTTAGCTCAAGAGCTAATCCTGGTTCACAATGAACCTTCATATAAACATCATTGACTTTCTCAATGACTAGATTTTCTTCACTCATGAACCATTAGTAAATCTGTTCCAATCGATTGCGTTCTTAATTAAAAAGCCTCTATTAATTACAGTCTTAATAATTGATTCGAGCAAAGCGATCTTCTCTTTTTGAAATTCAATTTTGTTTGTTATGTTACCAAGATCAGGATCACCTTCCATGTAGATTGAAAGGTCGGTCTTTAGAACCTTCAATGCAAAAGGTTCCCATCCATTAGATTTTAGTTCACCTTCATCCAAAATCCCCATATAATATTCATACTTCAACTTATACATCTGTTTGTACTCTTGTTCAAACTTCTTCAAAAGCAAACGCTCTTGTGTAAAGATCTTAAAGTATTTGTGATGTAGTTCCGGGACACGCAGACTTTCTGTTGCAAGATCAGCAGAGTTGATCTTACTATCCTGCCCCCAATTGTTTTCAATATCCTCTAGCTTCATAATTCCCTCGCAATTGCAGGGAGTATACAACATAATTGTTTAAATTACAACGAGGCTAGCGTAAATCTTCTATAAGCAAACGTTGCTGTCGCTGTGACATACTCAACATCAGACAATGTTGTGTCGAATGTAATGTCGGAAAGGTTGACCGGAAAGGCATCTGTAAAGTTAATTATCTTATTACCATTCAGTGTATTTGTAAGAATGACCAAAGTCAAATCGGAATACACACCATTACCAGACATGGCTGGAGCTGAATATATTGTAGCACTATCAGTTAAGCTATCAGGGTGACCCATTGCAATCAGCCAATTGAAGATCTCTGTGTAGTTCTCCATATCTTCATCGACCTTGAATGTAACGTCAAGCTGACCGAAGGTTAACTTATCGCCTGGAAATGGAATCTTAGTAAAAGGTGTACCGATCTCAACCGTGCCAATTGAAACTGTTGGCAAGTTGACAGACTGAACGAAGTAGTTCAGGTGCGGTGTTTTCTTAATCTGAAACTTGAAACCAAGTGGAGAAAGAAAATTCTTATTTGCTGGTTGGTTGTCTAGTGCGCTCATGAATGTATTTATCCAGACAAAAAAAGGGAGCCGAAGCTCCCTTTTAATACCGTTCTTTTTATTATTATTGTACGGTTTACAATATGTTGTTAACGATAACTCTACGGTAGTAGACGTTAGAGTCAGTTTCAAGAGTAGCAGTGCTGCTAGCAGCAGTGATACCTTTAGCGAATGGGTTAGGAGCCATTCCGTAACGAGTCTTGAATCCAATTTTTGGTTGGAAGTTGTCTTGGTCAACTGCGCGAACCATTTGCAATGGAACGTATGGGCAGTAGAATAGACCAGCATCGAATGGGTTAGAACCTTTGTAACCAACAGTCATGTAGTTGTTAGTAACATATGGATCGATGTAAACGCGCATACGGCCGTTCAATACACCAGCAAATGTGTTGCCTGTGTCATCAACTTGCAAGTTGTTGCTATTCAATGCAGGAGCGTAATCCAAAACACCAGCCATTTGCAATGCAGAAGCTACGTCTGAAGAGCAGATGAGGATGTTTCCTTTACCACGACGTGTGTCTTTGGCAATTTGGTTAGCTTCGCGTTCGATTTGGAACATTAAGCCTTTGAACTTCTCAACCATCCAACGACCGTTAGAGTCTGTGTCAAGATCGAATACACCAGCAGTTGTCGTACCTGTGTTAGCGCCGCGAACAGCAGTAACGTTAACAGAACGGATAACTTCACGGTTGATCTCAGCCAAGATCTCTGTAGTCAAGATGTTGGACAATTCTGTCTCAGCATCCAAACCATGGATAGCTTTCAAGTCTTGTGCAAGTTCCATTGTGTACTCAGCCTTCAAAGCACGGCTACGAGCTGTAACAGTTACTTTGTCGATCGTGAATGCCATTTCTGGGAATGCATTACCGCCGCTGTCGCCCAAGGCTTCAGCAGTAGCTGTAGACATACCTTCTGCGAAGTTATAGCCGTTAGCTGGCAAGTTAGCAGTGTTGCCGTTTGCGCCACCAACTGCAGTACCAGTGTGAGCATTACCCAACTGAGCTCCACCACCTTTAACAGTAGTGAAAGCAGTGTTAACTTCGTTGTAGAAAGTCTCTGTACCAACAGCGGAGCTGTTAGCGTACTTGCTGCGCATAGCGAAGATCAAGCCTGTTGGGCCTGTCATTGGCTGAACGCCGCAGATGTCATAGGCGACTAGGTTAGGCATTGCACGACGAACCAAGCTAATCAAAACTGGATCGAAGTTGGCAACGTTAGTAGCAGCGTTGATAGGTGACTCAGTCAAGAATCCGCCTTGTGCGCCAGATTCGCGAAGAGCACGTTCTGTGTTCTCGAGAATGGTAGCGGTCACATTACGCTTGTGGGAGTCTTTGATCGAAGGTAAGTCTTCGTGATCAAGAACTGGGCCCCACTTAGATTGTAGTTCTTCAGTTACATACATTTTAGTTTTCCCCTTTAAAATTTCAGGTTAAGTTGATTTATTTATAAATCTTATTTCTTAAGAGTTCTAGACAACGCTGAGACGTATGCATTAACTGCTTTATCCCCTGTCTTAGGACTTGCCGTAGTTTCCTCGTTCAATGCTAGAGCTTCATCTTCAGCTTCTTCGTTCAATTTCTTGGACGATGTTGTTGAAGGGAAGTAGTTCTCTTTAACAAGTTCTAATTTCTTTTTAAAGTTTTCAGAATTGTCAAAGTCGACACCTTCGGCTAAAGCTGCTAGCTTCTCAACTTGAGTCGCAGCAAGGCCTTCCGATACATCTGCAAGGATTCTTTCACGAACGCTCTCGTCAACTTGACCTTTCAATTCCATGTTCTCGTTGATAGCGCTGTTAAGCTTCTCTTCGAGTTCTTGGACTTTTTCAGCCATTTGACTCAATACGTCCACCTTATCTTCTGGAATCTCAATGTAATGTTCTGTGAACAAACCTTTGAGTCCATTGATAAAATCTTCTGTAATCTCAGACTTCAGTGCGGATTCAATCGCAACTCGATTTTCTTCCATCCACTGTTCAGCAGCATACGTTGTATACTGGTCTAGTTTTTCAACCAAGTCAGCTTGCAACTGCTCTTTGGCTTGTTCCAAAGAAAGTGCAAATTGTTCTTCCAACTTAGTCTTCTCTTCTTGAAGCTGTGCTTGTACAGCAGCTTCGAAAATTGTTGATGCTTTCGTACGGAAATCTTCTGAGAGATCTTCGTTATTGAAAATAGCATCGATGTGTTCTTTCATCGAACCAGAAGCTGCGCTAGGCTTAGCCTTGATCGTAGCTTTGTTACCACCAGATGCATCGCCTGTTGGCTTAGCATTGTTTTCTGTGCCTGTATCTTCAATTGGTGTACCAGCTGGGTTCTGACCCTTTTCAGCAGACTCGCTATTACGCTTGTCGCCTTTGCGAGCAGGAGCTTGACCGCCATCAGGATCAACACCATGTGCTGTACCAGTAGCGCCACCACCCACTTCAACTTTCTCTTCGATTGTCTGTTCGGATAGCACTGACTTAACAATGTCTCCGAATGATTTACCTTTGGCCATTTAGTTTCTCCTTAAACTATTTAATTTATTTATAATATTATTTATTTCTTAAAGAACCGAGGAAGTGTTCGAAAACTTTAATAGCAGTTTCTTCGTAATCTCTCTTACCGACTCTGCTGTCTACCTCTTCTTTATATCTCTCAATTTGTTGCTGTTTAAGGATACCGTTATCCCACACCCACTCAACACCTTCCATGATACCTTGCACGAAGGCGTCGGGAGCGGAGGGATCTGCAACAATGTCAGCAGCGGTTGCTAAATGGAAGTCGTCTTGAACGTAAGTAACACCGTTTTTCTGTGCTACAGAACCCATGCCTCGTGTAGAGACACCAAGACGAACACCACTCTCCAACAAGTTTCTTGCAATGACACCCATTGGTGTTCCAAGAATTTCTGCCTTACCAATAAAATCGTTACCTTCTTGTTGCAAGCTAACAATCTTATGAGAGACTCTATCAAGGTTAATGGAAGGACCATCTGGGTGGCCTAGTTCGCCAAGAGCACGGTTAGTATTAACATACTGCTCGTTATAGCGCTTAACTTCCTTCTCCATGATACTACGGCCATAGATACGGCCGTTTCTATTCTGTTGTTCAGTCTGAATGAAAGGACCAGTGATGAAGAACTTCTTCTGGCCTTCTTTTTCTTCAATCAGACATTTAACGTCTTCGTTTAGTTCTGTAATTAACTTCATGTTAGTCCTTAGGTGAATGCAATAGGTGTTGCAGTTACCAAACTAGTCAGAGAAGAAGCGATTTTAGAATCAGGTGCTTTCTGCAATAGGATAGTCGATGACGCAAGTAACGTTGTTGTTGTGTTTGCGCCAGTAGAAGGAACAATAGTCAACACCGTGACTGTAGTGGTGTTTGCGTTCGTAACTTTAAGTGCCGTTGCTGAGGATACTAGGTTAGCTGTAGCATTGAGTGTAATCTCAACACCTGTTAGTTTGATAATCTCTGCCATTATTCTTCCAATGCTTTATTAAGTTCTTCTAGGAAGGAATCCAATTCACCAGCTTCAACAACTGATACAAACGTTTGTGCTTCTTCTTCGTCAAGATCATTGTAGATCTGTTCGATTAAATCTAATTCTTCATCAGTCATTTGTTCTGTATGTTCCTTGATGAAAGATTTAAAGTCTTCAGCATTGTAGTCTTCTTTCTTCAAGATGGACTTAGCAATCTTATGAGCTTTAGTGATTGTAGACTTTTCAAGAGGTGGTTTGTCGCCAGTAGTCTTCATTGCAGACTTGGTACCAATAGCATAAGCCATTGACTTTTCCATCTCTGTGATTTCTGTCTCTTCTTTTTTGACTTCAGCTCTCTTAGCTGGAATCTTCATCACTTTGCCATTAGACAAAACAATCTCTTTGTAGTCAGCAGAAACTTCTTGATCAGCCTTTTCACCTTCTTGGATAAAGTCAGCAAACATCTTTACAGCTTCGTAAACCTTTTCATCTTCACCTGGCTCGTGGCCATGACGTTCCTTTTTACGATCTACTTTTTTAACATTAGTAGCTTGGAAAACATCATCACCGTTTTTGTTGGCATCAGTTGTTTTTACAACAGCATGCTTCTGAACAAAGGCTTTACCATCCTTAGTATCAGGTGTGTATAATTCAAGTATTTGTTTCAGAGTCTTCATCTGATATAACCTCGGTTTCTTGTTGTTCTTCTTCAGGCTCTTTAGGAGCCAAATAACCTTTAGCTAACTCTGCTTTGTACCCAGTAATAATATCAGTCACCTTCTGCTGCATTTGAGCATTAAATGAGTTAACAAACTCATTAGGTTTTTGATCCACTACGAAATTTATCATATCTACAGAATAGTCAGGCATATTAATCTCCAATTATTTATCAAGTTTGTTCACTGGGGTTTTGATTACTAGAACCTCCGCCAAAAGGTGTGCCACCTTGAGGAGGTCCACCAGCTCGTTCGTCGGCTGGTTGGTATTGTTCCACAGACTGCTCTTCTGCAATCTGTTGATCCATCTCTTCAATATCCTCTTCTGTTTGCATGAGGATGTTTTCTCTAACCCACGTATGAGAATAGTACTTACCAATAGTAGGTTGCATTTGCATAAGCAGGGTTGCTCTACCTTGAAGAATTTGATTATTCTTTTGTTCTGCAAAATAGTTATCTCTTGCGTACTGGAAAGTGATGCTGTTAGCAACTTCTTTCCACTCATCAGAGGTCATAATCCCTTTGAGAACACATTGCTTCTCTAAAGCCTTAATGAACAGCTGATTAAATCTTGTTCTTAAACGATCAACAAACTTAGAGAACTTGATCTCATCTCTTGAGATCTCACCATTATTACCTAAGTTGAAATTGTTCTCATCGCTCAATCTGGTCTCAGGAACGATCAAAGATCTGTACAACTTCTTCTGAAAGTATTCAACATCTTGCATCTCACCAAGGTTCTGGCCAGCTGGCAATGTAGTGATCTCAGTTCCTCTGTTACCTTCTCTACGAGGCAACCAGTAATCTTCGAGCATTGTCATGAACTTACGATCGTCTCTGATCTCGCCAGTGGCAGAGTCGTACACAAGTTTGTTCTTATGACGAACCATCATATCACGGAGATATTGTTCAGCCTTCATCTTTGGAAGGTTACCGACGTCGATGTAAAAGATTCTACGTTCTGGAGCTCTTGAAATTCTGTAGATGACAACAGCATCCTCCAAAGCTCTTAATTGATTAAGAGGCTTGATTGCTTTGTGCAAATAGGAAAGGACAAGTGTTGAGTTTGTATCCATTAAACCAGATGTGCAATGGATGATTGAGTCTTTAGCAATCTTTAAACCAGTAGCACCAGCTGTTTGGGATAAAGAGTTATTCAGTGCCGCAAACCCTTTATCGTTGTAGATAAAGTATTCGTTCTGTGTTTTGGTTATATCCGCTTTGGAAGTCGGATCTTTTTTCTTTTTAACTTCTCTGACCTTACGCATCTTACGTGGGTCAATGTTTCTTAATTCTTTAATCCCTGCTCTGGGATCTGATTCATCAATAACAGCATGGAAGTAAATTCTACCATCTACGTACCATAACTTGAATAAGTCATAACTCTGTGTATTGAATTTTAATAATTGTAAAATAGTGTCGAACTCCTCAGCAATCATCTTCTTGATGTTAGCTGAAAGTTTAACCTCTCCTAGATCGATTTCAACGGGCTTAGTGCCCTTCTCAATCACAATTGCTTCATTGACAATATCATCGACAGCAGCATCGACTTCTGGGTGCTGCATCATGTCTCTGTACTTGGTGACCAACTCTGCTTCGGTTCTTGCTGCACCTTCTAGGTCAACATATGTTCCGTAAGCTCCACCAGATGCAACGACGAGAGCACCATCATCTTCTTGCTTTGGTGCAAACGTTTGTAAGTTTTCGTCTTCTTGCTTGGTTGTCAGACCCTTCCTGCGGATCTCAAACCCAAATAGTTCTGCCATTTTTACTCCATAGTGGGAGAAGGGCCATATGGCCCCTCTACCTTATATATTAGATACCACCAGCATTACCGGTAATACCTCCACTAACTTCCCAATAATCATACTGGAAAGTAACAGTGAATTCTTCAATCGCATCAGTAGTTTCCCATGACATCTCAATTGGAGAGATTTCTGTTGGGAAAATTCCATTAAATTTATAAGTTCTGATTGGTGCACCAGTCTTTGAGAACTGTGTCACTTCAGCAGTAGATTTATATAGTAATGGGCTAGCTGCTCCAAAACCTCTCAAGTTGCCTTGAAGGGAATTGATCTCGTTAGACCATTGCTCCATTGCGTTTCTGATCAGGAAGTCTTCGTCATTAATAACGGTAACTGTCCAATCAGCAAATACGCGATCGCCAGCCAATCTTACTTTACGGCCGAAGTACGGAACTTCGATAACACCCAAAGTAGAAGCAGGAATTTGTGCTGCCTTGACCATGAAAGGAACTTTCAGATCAGCAATAGCATTAGCAGGGTTAGTAAACTGAACTTGGAAGAGAGAAGCTCTCGCTCCTCCAAGGGTTAACTGACTTCTGATTTCATTGACATTAAAAGCCATGTTTGTTCTCCTCTTTTATATTTATCGATTAAAATTGACCGACAACTTCAGAGAACTCAACGCCCGTTCTAACGGCAACGAAATTCAACTGGATGTAGTTAATAGACTTAGCTGGTTTGATGTAGATGTCTCCAACAAACTCGTTTCTGTCGATAACTTCACCAGTGTTGTTTGTAGTATCACAAACAACCTTGAAATCATAAATGCCACGACGACCTTGGACGTCACGCAAGAATGGTTCGACTAAGTTACGGAATTGAGCTCTTGTGAAGTCATCGTTGAACTCAAACAATGTAAACTTAGCAGCAGTTGCAATTGCTTTTTCCAAAACAATAAACAATCTACGTACGTTGATTCTATCGAAAGCGCTTGGCTTAGACAACAGAGTTTTGTCACCGAACAGAATCGTACCTTGACCTGGGAATGTAACAACTGGGTTCACACCAGACTTATACAATTGATCACGATATGCTTTTGCAGGGTTGTAAGCAAGTTTAACTAGATTCTTGATCTGACCACGGTTGAAACCAGCTGGTGAGAACCATGGATCTCTCTGATCATCAGTGCGAACACATAGACCAGCAACGTCGCCGTTTAGAGGAATCCAACGGTAGATGTCATTGTACTTGTCATACTGGTATTTGTAACCAGAATCCAGAACTGCGTAAGAAGTGCTTCTCATGCTGTTACGGAATGTTACAACATCATTCGCTTCTGAGCCAGCATTGTTAACAACGTCAGCTTTTTGTGGTGATGCAAACACTACACAGTCCTTACGAACTTCAGCAATATTATCGATCAAGTAGTTAGCAAGTTGCTCACCATTTGTTCCACCATAAGACTTACCAGTCAACACCAAGGAGATGTCTACACTTTCAGCAGATCCGAACAAGTCGTAACCAGCTAAAACTGTACCTAGACCAACAGTACCTTCAACTTCACCATCTTTAGCACCTTGGAAGCTCAGTGACAATGGTTTGGAGTTTGATGATGTTGCTAGTGATGTTGCAGCTGCTGAAGTAGCACCTGTTCTATCACCTGCCCACCAAACATATGAGGAACCATCATTGATTACTGTTTTGTAGTAATTAGTAGAACCATCTTCGTTCTTAGCATCAGTAGATCTTGAAACACGCTCAAATACTTCCAGAATAGTTCCTGGAACACCACTGAACAAACCATCTTCATCGGTTACAACAACGTGCAGCTCATCGCTTGCGCTTGTGTTACCAAAGTTTAATTGGTAGTTAGACTGACCTGGAGCACCATCAACAGTGTTGTAGTGTTCCCAGTAACGAGTGATTGTATTAGCAGTGAATGCTGTAGACAACTGGTACTTTGATTCTGTTGTGATGTCAATGTAACGGTGCGTTGCATTAGACTGTGGAGCAGCGTCCAAAGCACTAATCTTCATGTATTGTTCACCAATACTTGTGTTACCTACTTTGACGAAATCGCCAACTGTCAATGTTGCTAGAACAGTATTTGCTTGTGTGTTTGCTTCAGCCAAAGTGCCGGTAGCAGAATTTGCCAAGGCAAAACGAATAATTGTATTACCAACTTCTGTACTCAAAACACCTGCAGCAACGTTAGCATTGCCACCATTGAGGTTAGCTGTAGAAGTAAAAGCGTCTGCAGAATCGCAAACAGAGATCTTCAAAGAGTCACCAATTAAACCTGGGTATTTGGCAACATATTTAATGTCGCTGTCGAAAGTAATAGAATCATAAGCATCGCTATTTTTTACAGTTGCGGTTTGCACTTCTGTATTTGTAACGGCACCAGTATTAGCAACAGAAGATAAAACAACCGAAGTACCATCAGCATTAGCTGTGGTGTTGGCTGCTCTAACTACGTATAGCTTGTTACCATATGATAAGAAATTTGCGGCGGTAAAGAATGTTTCAGCATTATGATTGGTTGGTTTGCCAAATCTATTTACTAGATTTGACTCGGAGTCAACTAAGACTCTTTCACCTACTGGACCCCAACGAAAGACACCAGCAATGGCACCTTCGGTAGAAGAAACAGCAGGGACAACCGTTGTTAGGTCAATTTCTGAAACATTTACGCCTGGACTAACTTGGAAAGGCATGTTCATCTCCCTCAAAAAGAATTTTTATTTATGCAAGAACGGTTAGAGGTATTTATAAATTGCTATTCTCTAGCTTCTCATCCAGGTATCAAAAGACACATGCTCCAATTCTACTACTTGGAAATCTTGCACCATATCCCTCTTGTCATCTATGATACCAAAGGGCAACATACTCTCTTCTAACATTTTTTGCTGCTCATTATATAGATTTAGCCGGATGTCCCCACTAGTTACCTCTTTGAAGTAATCCTGAGTGCTCATCCATGCAAACAATACATGGCACATCACCAAGTCATCGTTACCATCCTCAGCTTCGTAAGACGAGCCTTTCAACGCAAACCTGGACAACTCATTGATTGTATTATAATCTTCAATGATGAGTTTATTGTTCTCGATCAAAGTTTTAAGAACGCTACAACCGATTCTCTTCACTTGCTTGGATGTCTTAACACCTATCGATTGAGTTCTTCCGTGACCAGTGGAAATATACTGTCCTGCACCGTCGCTTGAAGTGTAGATGATATTGTCATATTCAAGTTCGTGATACAGGATATCAGCAACTTGTTGGCCAACGTCATTTGTCTCTACAAGAACCAATGCTCTATTATAATGCTTAGCTGTTTGTTCGATAACTGTTGGATATATCAATGAGGATACTGTATTGTTCCTGAACGTGGCCACTGTCTTGTAAGGTACTTCTGAAACATCGATCACCGCAAACGCACTATAATCTAGACCCTTGGCTCTTGACGTATCAGCAACTAATGTATAAAGTCTATCTTGGATAGGAGCAGAATAGATCTTTAAGCCCTCTTCAGAAGAATCAATTGGAGTCCTGAACACCATTCTTCTTAGTACATTAGGCGAGATCAATGTGTTAGAAGATCCTAAGAACTCGCATTCAAACTCCTGACGGAACTGTTCCTCAGAAGTATTCTTGATAGTTTCAGCTTTCCACTCTTCATCACGACCTGGAATATCACTCCAGTGTACATCCACACGCTTATAAGAGTTTCTATTCTCTTCACTATCCACCCACAACTTGTAGAACATATTAAGTCCGTTAGGTGTAGATGTGATTAATACTTTAGTAGTCTTACCAGATGAAATAGTAGGATAGACAGAAGCAAAGAAGTCTTCTTGGATGTTGGTTGGAACGAACGCAAACTCATCCAAGTAAACTAAGTTAAAAGATCCACCACGAATTGCGCTTGATGTGGTTGAGCTTGCAAGAACCTTAGACCCGTTTTCTAATTCTAAGTTACCTTTATTCCACTCAACAATACCTTGCTGCATCCATCTAGGTAAATGTTCATAAGCTAACTGGATACGAGACAAAATTTCACGAGCCTGTCTTTCTTTGTTAGCAAGAATAGCAACATTATAATTTTCGTTGAATAGGATTTGCCAAAGGATCAAAGACGCAACTGTTGTTGTCTTACCCACCTGACGAGGCATCTTTGCGACAACAAAGCGTTCTTGAACAGCTGTGAGAACCATGTCTTCTTGGAACTCCCACATTTTGAATGGGATCAAACCTTGGTCAACGTTAATAATTTTAACGTAAGACTTAATAAAATGGATTGGGTCTTTAGCGCACTTAATATACTCTCTGACTTGCTCAGGAGTAAAGTCAATCTTTACATCAGACTTCTTAAGGTTCTTATTACCAAGATAGCCTTCACTCACTTATTGTCCTTTAACAACTTCAGTAGATCAGCAGTCGATCCAAGATATAGATTGTTGTTTACAGTTTGTGGACCACCATTTTCTACTTTCTCAAGATCTTTTCTTTTCTTGGAAAGCTCTAACAAGTCTTTATTAGCGTCAGCAACCGCTTTAACCAGCGTTGCAACGACTTCATAGCTTCTTGGATGCTGACTCATACCAGCAACGTCGAGAATGCCACTGAGGGCTTCCTGACCCTTCTCGATTACGGCAATCATATTGCCTCGAGCATATTCAAAGTCATCAATAATCTGACTTTGTTCAGCAGCTTTGATATTCTCGATAGGTTCGAGGTTTAAGCTGTCTGCTATAATATCACGACTTTGTGATGATGTATCCATAATTACTGTTTGCATTAATTAAATCAGAACTCACTGAGGCTGCCGCGTTTGTTGTTGGTGAACCATTAGCTAACATACCTGGCGTAATGGTGATGTTTTCAACAACATCCAGATTACCTACAGCATCATCTATATTAGTATATGTAGACGTATCGTAAAAGTTAACGTTAGCAAGTTTAATGATTGGAGCAGAACCATTTGCACCGGTAGGTCTTGTTGGTCCAAATATGTAACCCTTCATTGTGAAGCTTAGAGTCCATACAATGGATCTTCGTTCTTCAAAGTTACCTTCGTATGTGTCTTCAGAAGAAACAGCATTAAGCACAATTGGAATATCAAGCTTAATTCCAAGTTCTGGAATTAATTCCACAGTGGAATTCCAATTGGGTGTAAAGAAAGGAAGTATTTGTTCAAGGATTCTAGTACCATCATCAGCATTCTTAACAGCAATCGATAGAATAAAATTCAAGTCATATGGTACTGGCGTGAATTGATACTTTGCTGAATTAGCATCGTCCGGATTAGCAGCAACAATCTTTCCAACTGTGTTTAGCTTTCTAGTTGGCCCATAATTGAGATCTGTTAATTCAAAACTCATTCTAGGCAAAACGATTGCAGGTCTATTTAAGTTTGGATCAGCATCCAATCTTGCCAGCATCTTTTCTTTTGGACCATACGAGATGGGAACCTTGATAGTACGTGTAACGTTTCTATCGGTATCTACTCTATTAATGTGAATATCATTAAATAATGTACCGAACAGAATTACATACCTTCTGATTGTATTGTGATAAAATGTATGACCCAACATTAGTACCTACCTCCTTCACTGAATGGATCAGCTTCGGTAAAGTCTAAGAAGTCATCTGATTCCGTTTGAACATCAAAGTTATCTGATAGTACATCTTGAACTTCTAGATCGAACTCTTCTCTGATCAGTGAATACCCATCTTCCATTTTAAGTTCTAGATCACTCTCAGTTGTAATAGCAAAAGAATTCATTGCATCAGAATACTTGTTTTGAAGATCATCAATAACATCAAAACCTGTATTGATAATTTCATTACTGTATTCAAACAACTCACACTTCAAGTCATACATTTGTAAAGCACCCATCTGATAAAAGACGGGTTCATGCTCAACAAATTTAATTTGGAATATTTTATTATTGAGAGGCATGAAGATCAAATCACCTTCACGTGGTCTAGTATACCCAGACTCATAGTGCTGAACTTCATCTTCAAAAGTGCGTCTAGCAATAGTCAGAGTCATCTGATCTCTGATTTCAACGTTAAACTTAGATAAGAAGTCGCCTTCGCCAGCAAAGCCTTCAACATTCTTAACATACATCTCAACCATATAGGAAGTGTTGTACTCTACAAGAGAATCTTCTCCATATATGTTATCTTTGTTTACTTCTCTTTTGGGAATGTACCAACAATCAAGACCGTAAATCTTAATTGATTCAATTACCAAATCCGCAATGAGCATCTGCTCCTGCGAAGATTGAAAGTTGTTAAAAAAGAAATTAGTTGCCACGTTAGCCTATCATATCTGCTACAGGCAGTGAGTAGCTGCTGATCATCTCTTGTTCTAGTTTTTCAATAGCTTTTTCTGCGTCATCGAGAATTCTTTCGCCATTGAATTGAACACCACCTGGAAGAACCATTCCATTGAACTTTGTCAGGTTGGATCCCCACTGGTATTTGATCTTCTGTGTTGTGTATTCTTGCAACCAACGATCACCCCAAGCATTAGTATATGTGTCGGGGTCGATCACCTCATATGCTTCTACCAACAGGTATTGGCCAACATCAATCTTGGTCCAATCCATATCAACATACATTTTATTAGTATGTCTATTGTATCTAATGGGTTGCTGACCTACCAATAGTTCAGTGATAGTTCCCAGGTGCTGCATAGCCATATAATAAGGCAGCAAGGAAACAGTAGTTAGTTGGTACAAGTCATTAAGAGCAATCTGGTAGCGGATATTAAACATATCGCTAGCTCTAATAGAAGGATCACCAATTTGGAATACACGAATTGCTCCGATGATGTTTTCGGGCAATGTAATATACTTGTCGATCTTAGTTTGATCAGTAATTAAGTGCTTGTAATAAGTCTTCTCTGTACCATCAAAGTGGTAATCCCAATAATATCTAATACACTCGTCAATTCTGTCATCTACTTGATCATCATCGACGTTGATCTCAATTACTGGTTTACCAAGTTTGCGTAAGCAATATTCTTTGAAGGTAGCTCTGCTTGTAGGTACAGCCATAAAAATCTCCTTATACTCTTGGTATTTAGGAGATTTTTATTTGTTAGATTTTCTTCAAATGAGGTAGGCGTTCACCACCTTCTTTGTTTGCAACAAGCCAAGCCGTTGTAACACACACGTTCAAACTCTTCAGCCATTCATTAGGAAACCATGTTTCCTTACGGAATTCCTGGAACTTAATGTCTTTGTTCCTGATAAACCCTGCAAGATATGCATCAGTGTAATACAGGAAGCTGTTTTGATTCCAATAGCTTACGTGTGTGGGATCTTGAAACGCTCCACGACCATCTGTGCTAGGAACTTCAATGAAAGCCCAACCTCCATGTGCAAGAACTCTATGGATCTCACTCATCGTTTTAGTTTTATCTTTCAGATGTTCGATGACGTGGCTAGCGTTGATAACCCCAACACTATTATCAGGAAGAGGAATGCGATCGTTAAGGTCGCAGGTGATATCAGCACCTTCTTGGTCAATTGTTAGATAACCAGCTCGAGGATTCAATCCACCACCAATATCAATTAACATTAAACCTTTATCTCTAGCATCCTTTTCTGCTAACTGCTGAGCGTTTTGATTAAATAACTCAACAGTTTTTTGCTGGATAGCCGCATTACGTTCTAACCAAGTATTATCACCAGTGATTCTATAGATGTAAAGAACCTCCGGAATGTGATGCATCTTTGTAGCTAGGTAGGTGCGGATACACAATTCGTGATCATCGCAAATAGATAGTTCAGGATTGTGGCCACCAATAGCAACATACACATCTTTACGCCAAGCTCTAACATGGTCTGGAGCATACCAAATGTAACCCAAACTATGACTGGATGGTTTGAAGCTGTTCATAGCGAAAAGTAACTTATCTTTCCACTTGAACATTCTATGCTTCCAGCCATATGCCTCATTGTATGGAATAAACTTGTTTTCCATATGATTAACAGCGTTATCGCTGTAGCAGAATCCAATAGATTCATCCTGGAAGGCTTTGTTTAGTTTTTCCAAACAAACATCAACTAGTTCATCATCGTGGTCAACTTCAACAAGGATGTCACCAGTTCCAGCATGGAATGCCTTATTCTTCAAGTAACCAATGTTGGGGTTTGTTTCACCATCAATGATAACCACTTTAAGATCAGCAAGGATCTCTAAAGGTAAGTCGGTTTTCTTAAATCCATTGTTTAAGTAAAGAATCCATTCCCAATTATCATATGTTTGTTTCTTGATACTATCATACAACTCAATGAGAAACGGAATATTTTTAACACTATGTTCAGGCGTAATTAAACTAAATTTGTAGTTATGCATTATCAAAGAAGAAAAGGTGAGTCAATCGGCAGTTGTTATCATTGTTTCCAAAATACATGGAAGCAGAGTGAATGCATCTAGCATCCATGATTACCGCTCTATTGTACACGTTACCAATTTGGTCTACAACTTCGAATTGTGAACTATCGTAAAAACCTCTGGGAAAGCTGTCATCGATGCCGGGATCTTCTAAACGTCTTGCTCCAGTAATTTTGGATTTGTACAAAGAAGTGCCACTTTGTACCGGTGCATTGGGTGTCAAATAAATCATAGCAGCCCATTGCTGACTATCATAATGATAAACTACCGGATCATTTGCTGTTAGCAATTGAAATCTACCACACATACCATGCTCGTTCAAAGGTTTGAGTTTCATTCCCATAACACCCTCAAACGCTTCCTGTATACCGGGAAAGTTGTATTGTTCTTTTGACCGCTTACCTTTGTACCACTGAGAGCTCTCTTCGTAATCAACACCGAGAGCAAACTGTCTTACATCATCTGGATTTGCATAGAAGTTGTCTACTACAAATAATCTTTTGTCCATCATAAATTCACCTTCAAGTTAAATTTGGGATTGCTTATCACAGGATTGGTTACAGTTGCCCGTTCCTGTGCAAAAGCGTGCAATTCGTGACAATACGTTCCTGTGTCAGGATAGCACTGAGCTTCGATAATGAATGAGAACTCTGGGAAAGGATTCTTTCTATTAGAGTTTGTCATTCTTTGAGTCACTAAGAACATATTATTGAAGTCTTGGATATCTCTATAGATCTCAGCAATGTTGATTAGGTGTTCATTTCTAACAGAACAGAATTCCTCTGCGGCCTTCAAATATTTGAGAGCATTATCAGTATCACCAATATATCTGTAAGAGTTACCGACCATCATCATAGCATAATATGCCATCTCATCCATTCTATCTGCTCTACCTGTTGATGAGTAGTTATGAGTGACATCTAGGAATTCCATGCAATAGAAGATACATCTACGAGCTAGTTCGTTATTATGTTTTTGTTTTAATGGTAAACCAACAGCTTTGAATGCATCATAATAACTCTTACCAACATACCAGAAATGATACAAGTCAGTAAGCATTGTGTTTTCTTTGATTAGCTTTTCTTCGAGCTTCAATGCATCAGAAACATACTTTGTTGGTGATTGCCAACTTTCGCCATCATCGAAACCTACTTGTCTAAACGATAGCGGTAGATTGTGTCTTCTGAAGTTTTCACCAATACCATCTACATCCAACACAATTGTTTCATGTGCCGTGTCGTGATTGAATCTCCAAGGAAGCCTAGCATTCCAGATCCATGCACGGTGGTATACAGTACTACCTGACTTAGCTGGAACGTGAAAGCTGTGAAGGTTCTTATCATCGAAGACGCTCCAATCAAAGTCATCATCAACTTCTAGGATTTCATCACAATCCATCTTGAGGATCCAGTCACAACCGTGATCAGTGTTACGAACTTTTTGGAGCAAGTGATCCCTGTTCCATCCGAACCCAACCCAGCCTTCTTCTACATTGTAAACATAACCTGGGATATTTTTATCTTTGAAGAAGTTTGCAACTACTTCAGGCGTTCCGTCTGTAGAACCGTTATCTTGAAGTACGTAGTAGTCGATGTATTTGTAACAAGATTCAAGCATTCGGCCAATTGTTTTGGCTTCATTCTTGAACATCGACATCATTACAAACTTAGCTTTTTTATTGTTTAACATAATTTGATTTTCAATTTTCACTGGATTGTCTTCTGTTATTATATATTCATGGGGAGAATACGTCCTCATTGTATACTTACAGAAGTCATTGGTATTATAGAAGTTAAAACGTTTGGGGTGACCAGTACCAATCCAAAGTTCACTTCTCCATCTTGTCCATCCGTTTAGAGGATCATAGATGTATTCAGGATCTAGTTTGCTGATGTATGAAGCATTGGCCCACCAATAGTTGCCAGCATAGTGTCCTGTATCTTGCCATGTAGTCTCACCAGTAGCCTGGTTAACTAATCCTGATTCATGGATCCATTCAGCACCAGAGCAGTCGTATTGTTTTAAGTACTCTAAGTTTCTTTTCCATTCGTGGATGTTGAAGTATTCAAGGTATAGTCTCCATGCATCAACATTGTACCTGTGAACTGATCCTTCTTGTGTTGCTCCTTTTGTATGGAAGTACATTACTCTGTAATCAGGGTTGTCCTTACAAAACTCCCACATTGCTTTAAGTGTGTCTGCTTCAAGTATTGTATTTTCATTATACTTGATTTTCATCTTGGGAAGCGTCGATGGAAGTTCTTCCGATCCATTTACACCAACATGAACAAAGTCACATGCTTCGTAAAGTTTACTAACGCACAACGAGTTAATTTGTTCTTGGTAAAGTCTTCTCCATTCACCAAACTGTCCTACATGGTAAAATACAGCAATCTTATTATCAGGAATCTCTTCGCGTTTTTTAATAACTAGAACAATGTCATCGAATCTGCCTTTGACGTTGCGAAGATCAATAATCTCTGCTTCGAGGTGTTTTGCTTTAGGAACTAACTCATAAAGCTCTTGTGCATATTCAATTGTTGCAATATCCTCGATGATCAAACAACCATCAGTCTTCAATAAACCAAGATACAGATCAATACACTGACCCTGACTCTTTAGAGTGTGAGGTCCATCATCAATAATTACATCGAAGCCATTTGGGTGGAGGTTCTTAACATCACGTGCTGTGTACTGATCGTAAGCATCTCTAATCAGATAGTTAACTCTGTTTGGATCCAATTTAGACTTAACGTCTTCATGCATCTTATCTTCATTATCTACTAAACATAGTTTGAAGTTTGGTAATAACTCATGCCAAAGAAGTGATGAACCACCATACTGAACACCAATTTCCAATAATGCACCAGCTTTTGTCAAATACTTGGAAAGAGTGTTTCCATAAACATCAACGTAAGAATGGTTAGTGTTTTTATCAGTGCCACCAGGTTTATCATGGCCATTGATATTGAGCTTATCTAAAAGCTCAATGATTTTATCAGAACAAGTCATTATAACTTGGATCTTTCCTCAATAAATTTATTAATAGATGGATCGTTCTTTTGCGATTCAGATGCAGCATACAAAGCACGCTTTCTACTATCTACACCTTCAGGCGGATCGATTAGATAGTACATTGCAATACTTTTTCTGTGTTTATGTTCAGGGCAGGTTAACGGATCTGCAAAACCATGCCAGGAGTGTTGGGTAGTATCGAACAGTACTGCGCGATTAAACTTATAGTCAACATGCTTAACTTTTTTGAGAGGTTTGTTTGTCTCGGGATCATTTGACCACAACTCCAAACCACCACCCCAAGCTGGATCCCAATCTTGCTCGAGGTATATGATGATGTTTAGTTTTCTTAGGAGCTTAAGCTTTGGATGAATAGAATAATCCAAATGAACGTTTAGCTTGCCCCCACGGCCGTGGATATGCCAACCAGCACCATGTAAACCAATATCGGGGTATAGACCTGTGATACCTGTCGTATCTTCAATACGCTTAATGAATTCTGGTGAGTTCAAATACGACATATAATGATATGTCGCTGGAGGAAAGTGATACCAGTTGTTAGATGTCTTTTTGTGTTCGAGTGGATTGTTGTAGCAGTACCAATTAGGACTGTCGTAATCCATAAACTCAGAAGACAACTTCTTAGCAAGATTTTCGTCTAAGAAGTTGTCTATTACAATATGGTCAAAAGGATCACTATTCATTTCAAAATCATAATAAAGAAAGATTGTTAATTATCTAATCTTTTATTTATTAAGTCAATTTGAAGTTGTAATTCTTTGATCGCTTCAACCAACAATGGGATAATTTTTTCATATCTAACTGTTAGGAATCTATCATCGATAGGAGCTGGAACGACAGCCATTGGAAGTACTTTTTGTGTTTCCTGTGCAGAAACACCAACTTGTAACTCACCCTGGTAACCGAAGCTCTTTGCTAATTCGTTAGCAGTATAATAGAAGCCTGTTAGTTGTCTGACTTTATCAACAGCATCTTCAATATTACCGATTCTGACTTTCAAACGATCATCAGAATAATAAGCTGTAATGTTGTTTGTAGCTCTGATCTCACCAGCAGTACCGGAAGCAGCTGTACCTACACCAAACGAGTTACAGTTAGAATTTGTGCCTGTTACAAGACCGGTAGCACCTTGGACACCTTGGTTACCTTGAGCACCAACAGCACCCTGAGCACCAGCAGCACCTTGAGCACCAATAACACCCTGAACACCTTGAGCACCTTGTCGTCCTTGAGCACCTTGTACACCCTGAGCACCAGCAGCACCTTGGGCACCTACAGTTCCCTGAGCACCTACAGCACCCTGCGCACCAACTGTTCCTTGAGCGCCTACAGCACCCTGCGCACCAACAGCACCCTGAGCACCTATAACACCTTGAACGCCTTGAGCACCTTGTCGTCCTTGAGCACCCTGCACTCCAAGATCACCCTGACGTCCCTGAGCACCCTGGACACCCTGATTGCCTTGAGCTCCCAATACACCCTGAACACCCTGTGCTCCTTGAACGCCTTGGTTACCCTGAGCACCGATAACGCCCTGAACACCCTGAGCACCTTGAACACCTTGGAAACCTTGAGCTCCTAGAACACCCTGAACACCCTGAGCACCCTGAACACCCTGGAATCCTTGACGACCCTGAGCTCCCTGGACACCTTGAGCTCCCTGAACACCCTGGTGACCCTGTACACCTTGGGCTCCTTGAACACCTTGGAAACCTTGATTACCCTGGGCGCCTAAAACACCCTGGACGCCTTGAGCTCCTTGTACGCCCTGCGCACCTTGAACGCCTTGAGCACCTTGAACACCTTGGTGACCTTGAACACCCTGAGCTCCTTGAACACCCTGGTGTCCTTGAACACCTTGCGCACCCTGAACACCTTGGGCACCCTGGACACCTTGAGCACCCTGAACACCTTGTGCACCTTGAACACCTTGACTACCTTGAGCGCCAACATCACCCTGATCACCAGTTCTTGCAAATGTGATGATTGTGTTTGTATTGTCTGACCAAGAATTGCTTCCTGAAATAAACGTTACAGGAACACTGAAGTAGTGTGTGTTGTGCGTGTGTAAACCAGTAATGGTAAACAAAGCATAGTGGTCAGTGTTGGAGACTTCAGTAATTGTGAAGTGACCTTTTATTGCTGATGTAGAATCATCAATCGTCTGTAGGAAGTTGTAGATATTAGCAGATGGAGTCGCACCATCTTGCTGATCAATATACAAATTAGCTGCAACGGCTATGTCTGCGTTACTGAACCTAATAAAACCATCACCTGGTTCTGAATTAGTTGTATCAGAATCATATGTGTACTCAAAAGCAGCACCACCGAACGCACCACTCTGGCCTTGATGGCCCTGAACGCCTTGTGCGCCTTGAACACCCTGGTGACCTTGAACGCCCTGTGCGCCCTGAACGCCCTGTGCGCCTTGAACACCCTGGAATCCTTGAACACCCTGCACACCCTGAGCACCTTGAACGCCTTGAACGCCCTGAGCTCCCTGAACGCCTTGATATCCCTGATATCCCTTGATACCTGTTAAATGGATAGACCATGTGTATGAAGGATTATTAACAGGTGTACCACCAGCGTCCAACATATCATAAGTTAATGCGTATCCAAATCCACCTGCAAATTGAACATTATTAATTCTTGCATAGTGGAAGAAAGTAGATCCGCTATCAGTATCGTTAATGATTACATAATCACCAATAGCATATGCATCAGCACTGCTCACATATTGATATGCAGTCGTGTTTCCAGATATGTTAGTTGTAGGTAGAGCAGAACCAGAAGTCAGTGGTGCATAACCAAAGCCCTGGTGACCCTGAACACCTTGAGCGCCCTGGACACCTTGATGGCCTTGTACGCCTTGAGCACCTTGTACACCTTGAGCACCTTGCACACCCTGGTAGCCTTGAACGCCCTGATCTCCCTGAACACCCTGGAAACCCTGTACACCCTGTGCACCTTGTACACCTTGATTACCTTGCGCACCAACATCACCTTGGACACCCTGGTGACCTTGTACGCCCTGATCACCTTGAACACCCTGGGCTCCTTGAACACCTTGTGCTCCTTGGACACCTTGAGCTCCCTGTACACCCTGCTCACCCTGGACGCCTTGAGCACCCTGAACGCCTTGATGACCCTGGACTCCCTGAGCGCCCTGAACACCTTGTTCTCCCTGCACGCCCTGATGGCCTTGAACTCCTTGAGCACCCTGAATGCCTTGATGACCCTGAGCTCCAACATCACCCTGAACGCCTTGAGCTCCTTGAACACCTTGAGCACCCTGTACTCCTTGATGACCTTGGACCCCCTGAGCACCCTGCACACCCTGCGCACCAACATCACCAGTTCTAGCAAATGTGATTAATACATCCTCACCATCAGTGAAAGGTGCCGAAGAACTTCCTGTTACATATGCACAATCAACTTGGAAATATCCAGCTTGCTCGGAAATAGAAGAGATTGTAAACAACACAAACGCAGCTGCATCGAATTTCTTAGAAATTCTGAAGTGACCTTTGATAGTGGACGTGGAGTCATCTATCGTTCTTAAAAAATCTTGAAGATCGGTTAAGTTATCATTCTCATCATCGATCCATAAATTAGTAGCACTAATTAAGTTTACTTGATTAAACTTTAAACCACCAGCCCCAGGATCGGTGTTATTAGTATCCGTATCAAATGTGTAATCAAAAGTAGCTCCACCGAAGTTACCATTGTTACCCTGAGCACCCTGTACACCTTGGTATCCTTGAACACCTTGATGGCCTTGAACACCCTGGTTTCCCTGCACACCTTGAGCACCTTGAACACCCTGGTTTCCCTGGACGCCCTGATCTCCCTGAACACCCTGATGACCCTGAACACCTTGAGCGCCCTGGACACCTTGATAACCTTGAGCGCCTGTTGCGCCCGTAACATTTGGTGCGTTACCTATAAATGCCATATTATGTGATCTCTAAAGTGGAAATGACCACATCTACGGAAGATGCAGTATTTGAATGAACGTAAAGCACATCGTTTGCTTCAACAACTAACTTCTGATCACCGCCTACAGGAACTAATGCTGATCCTTTTGGAACAGTAGCACCTTTGATAATGTAGGTATTTGCTCCACCAACACTCATGAATAGTGTCACTTCAATTGGTTGAGCTTCTATATTGGTTAGTGTTAAACCGATAACAGTAGTCTGAGCACCACTGGGACCGGTAAAAATACTGGTGTTGGTAGTACCAATGCTGTTTGTATAATAATTTTTAAATGCGCTGGCCATTTTATTCTTTTAACTTAACTTTTATATTTAGTTGGGCTCAACCTAGAGCGATTGCATAAACAATTGCATCTTCAGCGGAACCAGGAGCACCTTGAACGCCTTGGTTGCCTTGAGCACCAAGAACACCCTGAACACCCTGAGCACCTTGTACACCTTGCGCTCCTTGAACGCCCTGGAAACCCTGTACGCCTTGGTGGCCTTGGACTCCTTGCGCTCCTTGGACTCCTTGGAAACCTTGGAACCCTTGAGCACCTTGAACACCCTGTGCTCCCTGAACACCTTGGTTACCTTGAACGCCCTG